GACAACGGCTCGGATTTTTCAAGGGTGAATGGTACAAAGACACAACTTTGGGCGTGCCGTGGTTGCAGGACGTCCTGATTAAGAGCCCCAGCCTAGAGGTCGTGCGTTCGGTCGTACGCCGGGCTATACTTGCGGTGCCCGGAGTTACGTCAGTGCCCAAATGTTTCGTTGATTTTGACACCCAGACTCGAGTGGTTGTGATCACGTTCACTGCTGTGTACGGGACCGGGCAGACGTTGGAAGATAGCCTGACGTTGGGGGTATCATGAGTTCCGACCCCACCACATGGGGCGTGCAACCCCAGGGCTTTGTAGTCCCGAACGCGGATGAGATAATCCAGGCTCTGAACGCGGGCATGCTTGCGTATGTGTCAAGTGATTTTGATACGGACCCAGACAGCCCGGACGGTCAAGTCATTGGTGTGCACGCGCGCCAGCTTGCCCTGGTGTGGGAAGCACTGGGCCGAATACATGACGCGAACAACCCGGATAACGCAGAAGACGAATTACTGGTCGAGATCGCGAAACTCTCAGGCACGACCAAACAGGGTCCCCAGCCGACCACGGTAGCGGCCCAGGTCAACCTGGCCTCAGGGACCACACTAGTCTCTGGCACGGCCCTTGCATCAATTTTCAATCACCCTGACCTGCTGTTCACGCCGGCCCAGGACTACACGGCCGCGGCCGACGGGACATACACGATCGCATTCCGGTGTACCCAGACCGGGCCCATCCCTGTACCGGTCGGAACCCTGACCGTAATCAGTACCCCTATAACCGGCTGGGTTTCGGTCGGGAACACAGACCCCGGGGTCCTGGGCAACAATGGCGACACGGACACAATTTTACGGGCTCGACGTGACGCTGAACTGTCCGCGACCGGGTCAACGACAGGCCCTGCCATAGCGTCCGACATTCTGTCACTTAGCACGGACGTGGTAACCGTGGAAGTGTTAGTAAACACAGGTAATTCACCGGACAGCAACGGCGTCCCGCCCCACAGTTTTGAGGCCGTAGTCTACCACCAGCCGACCCTGGACCTGAGCACTCTGGCCGCGGTCATCTGGAACAACCAGGCAGCGGGCATTACGTCCACGGGTACCACGCCGATCACATTTGTTGACGGGTTGGGCGTAACTAGGACTGTTTGGTACACGCCGGTCGAAACCGTGCCTATTTACCTCTCGTATGTTCTGAGCACAGGGTCCGGGTATGTCGGCTCGACCCAAGTCAAACAGGACGTGGCCGCGGCCATGACCAAGATATCCTCGCCAGGCGTTGACGTCATAGCCCTCAGGGCTGAGGCGTACGCGCTCGTGGAAGGTGGGGTCCTGGACGTTACGTCGTTCCACTTAGGCACAGCCTCAAGTCCTTCTGGGACCACCAACATCACAATCAGCCCGCGCCAGGTCGCAACGTTTGACCCGGCACACATTGAGGTTAGCCCATGACAACCCTTGCCGGTTTCGCAACCAGTGTCAACCCCCTGACCGAAGTCATTACCGCGTACGCGGCCGCGCCGTACCAACCCGCGCCGGTCCCGAACCCGAGCCCTTTCGTGGTCATTGGGTCGTTCACGCTCCCTGCTGATATTACGGCCCGCATATCGGTCATAGGGCTCGTGACCGGCTCGGCCACGTGCACGGTAGCGATCTATGACCCGACCCAGATCGGTTCTGTGGTCCTCAGTTCCAGCCAGGAGCAAGCGGCCCAGTCTGCCCCCGTACAGTTCCAGAAGGGTACCGTGTACCAGATTGCGGTCCAGTTTGAGGGACCTGCTGATGCCTCAAACATAGCTGTTGTGCGCACTGTGCAACTGGTGCCATGACCCTCGCCCCTATTGACCACATTAAGGACGGGGTCTCCAAGGTCGTTACCCAGTACCAGGGAAAGCCTAAGTTTCTCACGTACTTGGCCGTATTCCTGGACCAGGTCCAGAAACTGGAAGACCAGGCCCAGGCGGTCGTGGATTCGTTCCGCCTTGACACCGCAACAGGTTTCCGTCTCGACTGGATAGGACGCAAGGTCGGACAGCCGCGCATTGGGTCATCCGACGACGTGTACCGGACCTATATCCGGGGCCGCATTGCCGCGAACAGGTCGCGGGGTCGAATCCCGGACGTGATCCGGGTTGCAGCCCTCCTACTGACCAATTACCAGTACGAGCAATTCTCAACGACCATAGCCATCTATTCAACCGACGACATGACCCAGGAAATGCGCCAGGCTGCCTGGTCGTTGCTGCAAAGTGCTGCTCCTGCCGGGGTCCTGGTCTGGCTGGTCCAGGAGCCTAATACCGTTTTCACGTTCTCACAGACCGCGTACGCGAGCGGGTCACTGTGCGCTACTACGAACACGGATGGCAGCCCAGGGGCTGGGGACGTCCTGGCCAGGGTCTGGGACGGTGTGCTATCCTAGGGCATGAACTACGTCAAGGCTCTGATTTCCCTTTTCATCATTTCCAGTTGCTCTGCCGGTTGCGCATCGGTCCAAAAGCCCACGCTGGTCTCGGCCGTCGATTCTGACAACCTATCTTATCAGTACTGTGCCAAGGTACAGTCGAGCGTTGACGGGGTCACGAACTACTCTCTGGCCTGTGACACAGTCCCGGGCGTGTTTGCCAAGCACCAGGAGTCAAAGTAATGCGCAGTCTTAGACATTGGTCAGAGTTTCTAGCCGTTGGCTGGGCTGCTGGTTTGATGGCTGTCAACTGCCAGCCAGGCGTCTGTACGGACGACAGTGCCCACAAGTGCCCGCCTTGTCCTTGCGCTGCTGGTGGGGCAAAAGGGACGGGCGGGGCCAAGGCCACAGGCGGAACACATGCAACGGGTGGCACCCACGCTACAGGTGGAACCCAGGCCACGGGCGGCACGACCTCGACCTGTACCGCGGTCGCGTTCCCAGACACGCCTGCCCCAGCATCGGCCACGAAACAGGCCAAGCGCCCACACCTAGGTCGTAGACATTACAGGGCACCAGGTCGCGCCATGCCCACCGAGACGTCCGCGACGGTTTGTTCCAGATTCTGGAATCCACTGAACTGGACCCCATTGAACCAGGGCGACACGGGCTCCTGTACCGGTAACGCTGGCGTGGGTGTCATTTCAACGACCCCGTACACGTCCGACGTGCATGACAACGAGACCGATGCACGCCTGGCCTACCAGGGCGGGACGTGTGTAGACAATGGCTGCTCTATCCCGTGCACATGCTCCAGTTGCCCCGCTGCGTTCTGTCCTGCGACGAATGCCAATGACAACGGCTCGAACGGCTCCAGCGTCATGACCTGGATGCAAAATGCCGGTTGGGTCAAGGGATACACGACCGCGGACACGACCACACAACTGATCGCATGTCTGCAGACCGGTCCGGCTGTGATCGGCATTGACTGGTATAACAGCATGTTTTTGACCGATAAGACCGGAACTTTGCCTGTAACTGTGTCCAGCGGGCTAGCTGGCGGGCACGAGATCCGCGTTGTGGGCTATGACTCAGTCAAGGCCCAGGTCATCATTGACAACAGCTGGGGCCTGTGGGGCTGGTGCTTTGCTGCTCAAGAGAACAGCACCACGTCAACGCTCGGCACCGGTTGCGGATTTGCCAGGATCAATGTGGCGGATCTCACCAAGTTGAACTTTGATGGGGATTGCCCGACCAGATGACCATAGCCCGCTGGATGCCATGACCGAATTTGAAGAGAAGATCCTGGAACGCTTGACCGCAATTGAGACCAAGCTGGACGTACATCTTCGCATGCATTCGTTCGTCGCGGCCCTGGTCAAGTACAGTCTGACTACGACCCTGACCGCTCTGGGCTTGCTCCTGGCACTGAAGAGGATTCACTAATGACCGCGAGACCAACCAGTAACCCACTGTGGGCCACCGATGCAACTGTCCTATCAGGGCCTGAGGTGGGTCTAGCCCCTCGCGTTATTCCCTCGGACGGAGTACGTCAGCAAGGGTTTCAGGCCGACCAGGCCCTGGCGGCCAGGAACTTGAATGGGCAGTTGGGCGCGGTCGGGGATTGGATCACATACCTGGACAGCAAAGCCACGCGGTCGATCGTGGTCGCGACAGGGCCCTTTATACATGACAACACAGTATCAGGGCCCGGACCTCAGATAGTTGATAACACTCCGCGCGCTGTACGCGACTCGGATGGCAATGCCCTAATCATGTCCTGCTCGGCCAATGCCGGAGAACGCATGATCATCCGCGTTGGTCCGTTGTTTGTGCAACCGATCTATATACCGTCAACGACCCCCACCGTGTACGTGCGCGCGCTTGTACAGCATATCCCAGGTTTCGCAAAAACGTTCACCCAGCGATTCGATGCACAATCAAACCCAAGCCTCGGTAAGACTCCGATAGACTGGACGTTCTACGTCACAGCCCCGAATGACGGGACCTACACTGTGTCCTTGTTTGCCTGGGCCTTGAAGCTGAACGACAGTGTCACGATCCTATCCCCGGGCTGTTACACTGCAGATGATCATGCCACTTGGCCAGAGGAAGACACGGGGCTGCAGCAGTGGGGCAGCATCGAGGTCACGGCCGCGTAAAGCTCTAGGCCCGGCTGGTACGAGATACCGGCCGGGCCTATCAACCTATTTCTGCCGCTCTGTCAGGTCGTCCTGCCAGGTATTGATCGCACACTGAATTGCGAACAGGGCACCGAACAGGAGCGTGAACAGCACACAGAAGTGAACGGCTTTAGGCACCCGACGTAAAAACCTGCCACCAAGGCTCAGGTGGGTCTGGTGTTGGCGGCTTCGGGAACAATGACGGGATATCGGGGCGGGTAGGAGTATCTGTTGGGTCATCTTGGTCCAGAGCGTCGCAGGCAGCTGGTGTATTGTCTACTGTAGCAGCAGGACTGGGGCCGACAAGGGATTTCTGACGCGCAATTTCCCGGTCAATGTACCAGCGCGCCTTTTCCAGGTCCTCTATTTTGGACCCTTTGAGCCCGGCTCGCCATAGGTATTTGATCGCGTTCCCGACACAGAACGACATGTGTTCTGTCACGGTAATGCATTCTACGCCCGAGGGGTGCGCGGTGTAATGACTGGGATGGTTTACGGGATCGTTCACGTTCTTACCCTCACATTCGCCTGCTCTTCCCAGACACAGCCCGCCACGGGTTGACCCTTCGGGACCTGTGCCAGTTTTCCCGGGTCTGGGCTACAGTACTCCCGTGGGACCATGTCAGGGGCCACGACCCGGAGTACCAGTCGAGTCCCGATGCTGGTCCCAGCCACCTGAGGGATATCGGGGATAGCGGCCAGGGCCTGGGTGGCCTGCTCGGTCTGACCCGCCTGGAACGCCGTGGCGGCTGCCTGAAGCTGTTTCTGTTGCTCTGCGGCCAATGCCCGGTCGTGCCTCCACAGGGCATCCTTGCATGCCGCCTCGACCCGTTCGCAGATATCAATCCGTGGCTTGAACCAGCCATTGACCGTTTTCAGGACCGCGTTCAACGGCTTCGTGGCGCTGGTCCGTTGCGCGTCAAGGTCCTTGCCCAGCCGCTTGACCCAGACCATGGTTTGCTGGACCGTGTCGCGCTGCTCTGGTCCTTGAATCGTCAGGCCGTGCAGGTACAGGAGCACAGTCTCGGCCTTGTCTGCCTCCTGTGCCAGGACAAGGGCTTGGGGACTGATTTGGACTGTGTCGGGTTGGGTCATTGGTCCTCTATCCAGTATTTACCACAATCAGGGCAGGTACACTCGTACCAATAGCTGTCATCATGTGGACACCAGTTACCTACATCTGATTTAGGAACTTTGATAGCATTCTCGTGTTTGCAGGCATAAGGCACGAATTTCCCACACCGATCGCAGGTGTTTCGTGGCTCGCCAGCACATCTAGTTTGTTTAAGGTGTTTGCATTTGTCCTGATATGCCTTAAGCGCGTTATGTGCTTCGATAACGTCTGACGTAAGTTTGCGAGCGGTTGGGGTCATAGTCGATACCTTCCCGTAGCATACATGTTGAGCCCTATCGCGTCCAGGACATTGTTCACGAGCGCGACCGGTACATCCCCAATGAGCGCTTTTTCCTGGTCGGTCATGCGTTTCAAAACCCTGGAATTATGCAATGCTTTGTCAACGCTGTGTTTCCACAAATGTGGCGAGATCCAATGCACTGTTTCCGGGTCAATGTCGGGGCAGGCCTGGACCACGAGGGCCCCGGCTCGGCGCGCGGTCACGAATAGGTCATTGATTCTGGCCGGAGTGTCCCCGCGTTGCCAGCAGGGCAGCTCGCACCATACCTCGGCCAGGTCAGCAAAGACCCGCATGCGATCCCCTTTGTCCAGCCTGACCAGGCCCGCTGCCACAATGGTCTGGTCCCTGGACAGGGCCCAACCCGTTTTTGCCCCGGGGTCGATTGCCAGGACAGATCGGAACGGGGCAAGGACCTTGCCTCGTGGCGGGACAAGGCCGAAATGCTTGTTCAGTTTGGGTCCGGGGTTGACCATTGCATTCATAGCACAGCCCACAGCAGCAAAACCCCTAACGCGGCCACGACGGCGAAACCCCAGAGAATGTCTGCTGGTGTATGTTCGTTCATATTCTTACCTTTCCGTACTGACCAAAAATGAGAGCAAACCGTGTCAGGGCTGTTTCAGTTCCAGCCCGGGGCGGGAGATACACGAGGGCCGAATCCACGTTCGGGCTTTCCCCTTTCGACCCGTCCGACCCAGCGAACCGGATCCGATCCTTGAACACCAGGAACGGGAATTCGTACGGGGCCGGGGTCTGGGGCCATTGACCAGTCCGAAACACGTTCAGGGAAAAGCACAGGAACAGGGCCTGGTCCACGTTCCCCTGCAGGTATTCCACGGTCAGTTTGTGCCACCACACGGCCGCGCTGGACAGACCAAGGCCGTGGGCCTTAGGCAGTAGGGTCTGAGCATCGTACTTGCCTCCAGGCGGGTTGAGCCATACGCGGCCATACCAAGGAACGGATAGTCCGTTGGTGATTACTTGTCCTGGTCCGTACCAGCCGGCGGCTCGAACCTGCATTTGAGCTTCCGGGTCCGAGGCAGGATCCAACGTGATGCTGCCCATCAATTCCCGCGCCGCGGTCAGGAGCCACACGGGTGTACGTCTAGCGTTGTCTGCCCTGTCGGGGTCTTGGCCTCGCATCGGTCAACCCTAGCACGGGACCAGCTCGCGGCAACAGCTATTTTCTTGACTTGACCCCAACCCCTGCTAAGGTCAATGAATGATTGAACGATCGTCACACTTGGTCTGGCAGGTACGGGCAATTGCACTGGAAAAAGCACTGGGGGACAAGGAACTGAACCCACGGGACATGATCGACCTAACGCTCCAGACTCTGCAGACTGAAGACAAGGACCTGGCAATCAATGCCCTGTCCGCGGCAGTGGACCTGGGCCGGCTCGTGTGCGAGCGTCGGGGAAAAGCTCAGGTGTGGCGAGTCAGAACAAAGGACGATGCCAGTAGCACACATCACCCGCCCAAGGCTTGCTAGGCCAATAAGGCTTGAACCCGCACGAAATCAGGGACCGGGACGATGCCGGATTGTGCGGGACCGTGTACGTAAAAGCATAGTAGTAGCCCTGTTTCTTGGCCCACCGGACCCGGGCCTTGATCAGACGTTTTTGCAGGCCGTGGCCGCGCGCCTCGGGCAGGACCCCGGACGAACACAAGAACACGCAGTCTAGCCATCGCCTGGACTGTCTCAGCCCGCCCCAACCGACCAGACGGGGCCCGTCAAACGCGCCCCAGAATTCATCATCCGGCTCCCACGTGGTTGAGCCGTCGTCAAAGGGCAGGATCCTGTCGCACAATTCGCGGACTACTTCGGGCTCGACTTTCCTGATGCTAATCATCGTCGCACCTCCAAATAATCAAGCAGACTCTGTATTCTGCGCGGGTCATCCAGCAACAGGCCCAACGCCTGATTACAACGAGAACAGAGGAAACCCCTAAAAGCTCCCGTCTTGTGGTTGTGATCTATGTGCAGCCCGAATTTACCATAGCCCAGTCTGGATCTCGTATAAGAATCACCACAAGCCTCACAGGAGCCAGACCTAGAAAGCACTATCAGGCGCTGTGCCTCCTCCTGAGACACGTGAAGCAGGCGTCTGATGTGACATTCATGCGAATAGTCAGGCTTTTGAACACGCCTCTTTGCCGATCGTTGTGTTTTCTGTTCTCTTATTCGGTCTTTCTCGCGGATGCGCTCTGTATTTGTTTTTCTTTGTTCCTTATTGTATTCATTACGCCGGACGCGTACTCGCTCGGCATTTGCTTTCGACCAAACGCGATTGTGTTCTGTGCTGCGCTGGGCACAGCTTGCGCACAGGGTACGATTGGAACGTGCTTCCGCCGGACAACGCCTACACTTCATTTTGCGGGCACCTTGGTTGACAGTTCCAATTCGTAGTATCTACGGCGTTCTATGCTGAAATTTCGCACAAGATCTTTGCCTGCAATTTCCCAGCTTAGAATCAGTCCCCCAAGGGCTGGATTGCCGGCAAGACGTTTGCTGAACGCGGAGCCAGAAGCCTGAAAGGTAGGACATAAGGCCCCGAAAACACCTCGCTCCTCTACATGTGCGTATTGATGTAGGTGTCCAGCAAGCAGAAAATCTGGCTTTTCGCCAGCACTGTATTCTTCAATTTTCTTCTGAAGGCGATAGGACTTTGCGTAAGGGGTGCCGCCAAGTGGGTGCCACATGTGTCCGATTGCACCTCGAATTTTCACGAACGCACCACACCGACCGACAAAGTTTATGTCCGGGCGAACGGCGTGGATTGCCTCGCCAACGTCTATGCCAGAGATCTCAAACCAGGTTTCATCGTGATTACCTGTGATTGCCCAGTACGTGAGACCTCTCAGCCGCGGTATAGTAGCGCGAAGGTCTTCTATCTGATCTGTAAATCCCGGATGGCTAAGTTCAAAAATCCACTTTTTGGACCAGCCTTGCAGGAGGTCACCCGGGACCAGGATTTCCCTGATGCCCCTCTCGTACATATGCTGGACACAGTCCCGGAGCTGGGCGCGTAAGCAGTACTTAGAACCCAGGTGCAGGTCAGAAATGACCCCAACCTGTTGCCGGCGGCCGCGTACAGGCAGCACGCGTGTATCCTGTACCGTCCTGATCTGTTCCTTCGCAGACAGCTGGACGTGGTCATTTCCCTTTTCCAGCTTAACTTTGTGCTTCTGGGCCAGGGCCAGGACCCGGGCCGGGCTCATGTCGAGCCGGTCACAGAGCTCTGTCAGGGATATGGGGGTACGGGACAGGCGGACTAGGAGTTTGACGGGGTCGGGTTTGGTCAAAGTTTTGGGCTCCAAGGTATCAGTCTAGCATCAGAATCAAAGCACTGTTCAGCATTTTTGGACCAGACGGTCATGGCGACCGGCTTGGCCGTGGGCGGGACCTGAGGCAGGAACGGGCGAGCCCCAGCCAGCCAGAGTTCGGTTGCGTACATCGCGGCATCGTGGACCTGAGACAGGGGCGCTTCTATTACGATTTCGTCGTGTACCTCGTTGACCACGAAACACCCGGTCAGGGGCCCAGACTCCCTGTAGCAGGCCCTGGAAATCAGGTAGCCCGACTCTTTCATCATCGTGGCCACGAGGCCCTGGAATGGGCTGTTACACGCGGCACAGTACGGGATTTTGCCTCGTAGTAGTTTGGTCCACAAGTGCTCGATGTAGTACTCATTGTCCCGGCCCAGGCTGTTGATCCGGCGAAAATACTCGGTCATCTCTGGGTACATGCCAAGCCAAAGCTTTTTGAGCTCGCGTGACTCGTCCACGGTAATGATCACGCCGTACTGTTTTCGAGCAGCCAAGACCAATTTCTCGTCCCCCATGCCTCCGGGTCGGCCGAAATTGTTCACTTTGCCGGTCTGCCGTCCGTTGTAAATGACAGGGGTCCCGGTCCTGGGTTCGATTGGCTCATCCGGGTTGTGTTTCCGCGCCTTGTACCGCTCCACGGCCTGATCATAGGTCAGGTGTAACATCTTGGACGCAAACTCTAGATGAACATCAACCCCTGCGTTCAGCAATTCACCCAACCTGGAATAGCCAAACCAGGAATAGCAGACCTGGGCCAGGGCCCTGAGTTCTGCCATGTCGTAGTCAATGCAGATAAATGCATAGCCAGGCCGCGGCACGAAACACTCACGCACACCTGGCCTATTCCTGACATTTTGGGTGTTGCAGCCAACCGCTTTCCCGTCCACTTTTTGTCCGCTACTGGTTGTCCTGCCTGTCGCAGCCAGGACCTCAAATCGGGTATGCAACGGTAACCCCTCAGCCCCTCGCGCGTACGCCTCACATTCCGAGCTAAACGTGTGCTGGGCCTGGGTATATTCCTTGTACGAGATCAGGAGGGGGTCACCAGATTCAAGACAAGCATCAGCATCGGTCACGATTTGAGGCACAAACTCTTTTGGTTTCTTGGCCTTGGACTTGGCCGGAGGTTTCGTGTACCTGAGCTTCAGTCCCTCCGTGTCAGCCAGGTACTGGAACCGGGCGCGGACCGCGGCCTGTTTCTTGACTCCGTTCACCAGGAGCCCGTGTTCGGACAAGATTGCGGCCAGCCGGGACATCTCGTCCGCTGCAGCAGCACGCAACCGCTCGACTGCATCTTTCGAGGTCATAATCCCCACGACGGACGTCAGGTGCAGCCAGAAATCGGCCCGGGTCTGGGCGTGCTGGTTTATGTGATACCACTTGCCCAGCTGGTCGGCCCCTGCCCTTTCCTCCTGCCCCTGGTAGGCCAGGAGGGTCGTTTCAGCATCCTTGACCGCGTATTCGGTTGCTGCTGAGGGCCACTTGTCCAGAGGTACGTTCTCCAGCTCGGCATATCGCAGCCGCCACGTATCCTCACCCTTGTCTAGGTGCTTTTTCGTGTAGCGATGCTGGACCGCGTCCAGGGAATAGTTCAGCGGGACCCAGCACCCGTTCTCGGCTCGAAACCCGCGATATTTGCCGTTGGCAATGTCCTGCAACTTTTGCCTGATCAACACATCATAGACCCTGTCCTGGTCGTACATGTCCCAGACCCGAGGCCACAGGCTCGGCCAGGTGGTGGCGAAACAGGTCATGTCATACGGGGCATTGGCGAACACGAGGCCCAGGCCCGAGTCAAAACAGGCGTGCAGCCACGCTTCTGCTTCGCTCTGGTGTACCAGGCCGGACCTACCATCCGGTAATGCCCAAGACACACAGACCACGGGGGGTGCCATCCGTCCCTGGGCGAGAAGGTGAGTCTCAGAGTCGAGGGCTATGACGGTCATGGTTCTACCTCGAACAGAGACTCATTCTTGACCTCGTGATTTGCTGAAACCACCGTAGTTTTTCTAGGCCAACAAGCAACTTGACGCACCCCAGCAGGCGCTCGGAATTCCGACACAAAAACACGAGAACCGGCCCGAGCGATATCCCGACAGCGAGCCCAGAAAAGCAGGTGATCAAACGTGCCTTGATACCCAGTGGTCCCAAGATAGGGCGGATCGCAATATACCAGAGAACCTATAGGCGGAATCAGACCAGAATGATTGTAATCTAGCACTGAAAACTGGACGTTACCGTGTGCCTGAATAGGTCTCATTTTACTCTGAAAAAGACGTCGCCCCTCCTCATAGTAAACCTGTTCGCCTGACCGGGCCAAGCCACCCCACCATTTACCGCCGAAAGAACAGCCGAACCCGATGAATGTTCTCAGGGGGCTACTGGAACTATTCTTGGCCTGCTGGTACTCCTGATCTGTGATGTTACGTCTTATTTCTGGCGGTTCCCAGCCCTGGACCGCGGCCTGATACAAAGCTATCAGATCCTGGTTTGTGTCTGTCGCACATAACGGGACTTCTGATCTAATCCTTCTGGCTATTTCTGCAGTTATGCTTGCCCCACCGCAGAACGGCTCCCAGATCAGACAGGCATCATTTATCGGAAGCAGGTCCACGATCTTTTTTGCTAATCTTGATTTTCCGCCTAGATATTGCATTAGAGCTTGACCCCGTAAGTCCTTCTGACCTCGTTGACCTGTGCCAGCAAAGCCTGGTCTTTTTCACTGACCACGACCTGGGCCGCCAAGGCCTTGGCTAGCAGGTTCAAGGCCATTACAGTAATTTCACGTTCAGTTGCCCAGTCCACTAGATAGATCTCCTAACAATTGGGACTAACCCATAACATTTCTTGGTGCTTACGTGCGACGCGGCCTTGTGTTTTCCAAGGGACTGCGTGCCAGCCAGGCATTTCGTGCTCACCGGCATATCCGCATAACACGATTCTATATGCCGGATCGGTTCCGTGCTCTAGTGCCCAGGCCCGCACGTCCTCCTGCATACCCTTTTCACCCTCGTTGTAGATCTCGAAACCCTTATAGGGCGGGTCAAGAAATACCCCGATCGGGTCTGTCTTCCAGGCATCCTGATGATTTGCCGGGCCGAGACAGGCCTTCCAGTCGCCGCACAGTATACGCGCATCAGCTAGACGCTCCTGCATGTCTGCTAGAATCTGGGGCATCTTCGGTGCCTTGCGTTCACCAATGACCCCCTGACGTATCATCCTCGGCTGTTGATGCTCAGAACCCGTGACTTTGGCGCCGATAGTCGTTGACGTGTACCAGGCCCAGATACCAGCTGCCTGCGGATCGTAATAGTTCAGGTCCTGTTTCAGCTTCCGGGACAGGTCAAGAGACAGGAGCCAGCGCCCGGCTGCGCACAGTTCTATTTCTGATCGGATCTGCTGTGTCCAGGCTGCAACTGTTTCAGGCTCGCGCTGGACTGACCGGTGAAAATTGACAATGAATCCGGATGCATCGTTCAGTGTTTCAAATCGTAGTTTCTTTGGTCGGACCAAGAACACAGCCGCTGACCCGCAAAAGGGTTCTACGTAGCTGTTGCAATCTGCGAACGCACACCAGACGATAGCTGCGGCCCCAGTTTTACCTCCAGGATAGGGAAAAGGTGCGATTGTCTCTCTTGGCATAGTCCCTCACAAATAGTTGTCCCCAGACCAGGATCCTGGTCTGGGGACAGTTCCCGCCCTATTTACGGGGGATCAGGACCCTGTTTGACTGCCTAAGCTTAGTGCGGGTGTCCTGTCCGGGTGTCTTTGTCTCAGACCGGGGCCCAGGTCTTGAACGGGATATAGTGCCCACCCTTGCTGGGTTTCTTGGCCGAGTTACACACGACGGTCAACTTACGACCAATGACCAGGCTGGGGTCAACAGTCTGGTCGCCAACCTTCTGTGGTACCTTTGAGCAGGCCGCTTCGATGAACTGGGGCATGTATGCCTGGTACCCTGCAACCTGAGCTTTGTCCGAGGCCTTGACCCCGATCGCTGCCAACATTAGGTTGACGTGGTACGACATTTTGGCCGGGGTATCGATTTCGCGACGTTCAGACAGTTTCGTGCCTGGGGTCAGGAGCTCGGCTTTGTCTGCCTCTGCTGCTGAACCAAACAGGACCTTTTCCACCTGCAACGTGGTTTCGATGCAAGCAACGGACGTGCCCTTTGCTGGGTGGTAGACCATGTCCGCGATCGTTACTTCGAGGCCGTAGTCACCATTGGGCAGAAATGGGGCACCGCTGGAGCCTGATGCTGGTTCGAGTCCCGCAAATGCTGCAAAGGGGCTGGGGGGTGCTATGGGTGTGGTTGGGGCTTGGAATGGGAATGTCATTGGATTTCCTTGTCATTATCTGGTTTTGGTCTGAATGAAGTTAAGGCAAGTCGCCACGATACGCATGGCAAAGTCAATATTGTCTTCCTCGCGGCCTTGAGGTGCGAGGTAAGACGGAGTCATGCCCAGAGCGTAGCACAGGGCCACGAGGTTGTCTGGATCGATCTGTTGTCCCGACCCGACCATGATGAACTCGGCCGGAGCGTCAAGGTCCGCGAGTGGTCCCTCATAGACCATGTCCCAGAGCCCGTCTGTTACCACACATTCACTACTGACTGGATCTAACCAGCAAAGTTTTTTCATGGGTTTACCTTATCACCAGCCTGGGCCGCTGTCAGAAAATAATCACTTCTGGAACGCTTTTTCCTGGGGCAGCTCCCACATTTCCGAGGCCTGAATCTTACTCATGAGTACTTTGTGGTTATTGTGTACGGTGTCGGTCTTGGCATCATTCACCGAAGCCCAGAACGCGGCCGCGTCCTCGTAGCAGCCAAACAGTATCGTGACCTCGACCGTGTCGGCCTCCTGGCCCTCTCTGTGTTCCCTACCGAGCAATTGCTCTAGCTGTAGCCCGTTAGGTACCGGGTTTACAACGAGCATCCTGGAAAAATGTTGCAGGTTTCGGCCCTCAGTGTTAGAACCAAGGGACGCAATGCAGGCCTTGCCCTTGAAATGTTCAATCGAAGCCCCGTTCGCGTCCAGGCCGCCCCGACCAAAGAACGGGACCTTGGCCAGAAAAGCCAGGGCCTGGGCAAATAACACGTGTTCCACGAAACAGACCCCGCCCCCCTTAAGCCAGTCCGCGCACACCTGCAGGGCATGGGTCGAGAGCCACACGATACAGGTCTCTGGTTCAAACGTGTTTCGAATTGCCTGCCACTCGGTCACTTCCGCCGCGTTGGGAAACGCCTTGGCGACCTCGTCCGGACTGTCCCAGCGACCGGTTTTCAGCTTCTCTCGCGTGAACTGACCATACGTTTTGCGCGCTTGCATCCAAGGGTCGGGGCCCGGCCTGCGCCACTTGTAATAGAAGCCTTTGGCTAGCTCGCGGGCGTGTCTATAGACCTCGCAACCTTCCACGAGTTCTGTCCCGTCAGGTAGCTCCCACCGGTCCCGCAATGCTTCCCAAGCCTGTGTCATTTCAGGGGGCGGCATGAGCACCTGGGCCGTAATCTCTATCTCGGCCCCAATGTTGTCTTGGGGTACGTGGTACACGACCACGCCCGGGGTCTGGGCCAGACGTCGCTGGAATCCTCGGCGGGCCGCCGCGGTCTCGTCGGTCAGGTCCTCACCCTCAGCCCAAGCCAACAACGCCCCAGGCTCCAAACGGTTTGCAAACGTAGTACCGCCGTCTAATGCAAAAGCCCAGTTTTCCAGATCGTCGTCACGTAGTGGGAGGGGCGAACCGAGCCCCAGGGTCCAGGCCAGCAGATGCGCGTAATCCCTGATTGACCGTTTGGTCACTGACCCTGACCCGATGCACAGAGGCACGGTCGGGTTGGCCTTGCGCCAGGCCTTGACCCTCCTGGTCACGGCGGCGTGCGTGTTCTTAAGCTTGTGTGCCTCATCACACATGACGAGGTCCGGGTTCAGATCCTGTAACAGTGTCTTACTCTGGACCCGAGCCAGCAGCTCGTATGAGACTAAATGAGGGGCAGGAATGCGCCAATGCGCGGCGTACTGGGCCCATTCCTTTTTCGTTTTTTCGTCTGCCAGTTTCGCGGGAAGGATCAGGACCGGTCTTTGACTTTCTAGAACGGTCGGGAGTAGGAAAAATAGGAGCGTTTTTCCAGCCCCAACCCCCAGGGCCCCGAACAGGCCCCGGGCTCGCCACGCTTCAAACAACGCCACGGCCTGGACCGGCTTGAGGGACATTGTGCCCTGGGGGGTCCTGAGCAGGGCTGTCATTTGCTCAGCCAGGGTCGCGGCCTCGGGCCCGTCAAAGTCCCAGACCCGCCGAGGCAGGGCGTTCACCCTGAGAAATTCGGACGAGGCTAGGACCGACGGGCGTTGTAAGAAGCCGGGTTGGGTCATGCCGCCTTAAAACTTACCCTCTTTGTCCAGTCGTGACTCTATCCGGGATTTGATTGTGACACATGCCTGCAGGGTCTCGCGCCACTGTGGGTCCTGGAACGCCAGGCCCTTGAATGTGTGTTTCCAGATTTTTCGAAGCTGGGCTCTGTTGGTGACAGTCACAGACAACCGACCGCGGGCTGGAACTGATTGTTCAATAATCATTCGAAATCCCCACCTGCTAGAGACATGAGTACCTCAAGCCGACCGGCCAACGACACACTGTCGAGGGCCGCGTAGCCCGCGTTTGCTGCCATGGCCAGGACCAGGTCTTGCCGAAATGCCCTGTTGGGGTTGGGGGCTGGGGCCGGGACCGTGGGGGGGTGTGCAATGTGTCCAGCCAAAACCTCGGCTTGCTCCTGCTGGTCTTGTTCCTCTTGCTCCTGAGCCAGCCTTGCCTGGTCCGATTCAATCTCGGCCTTGGTCCGGCGCTTGCGCTTGACTGGGGCCTCGCCAGAACCTGGACCGGTCGTGGGTGCGATCGTGGTCTGGATAATCTCGACAGGTGCTGCGGCAACAGGGGGCGGCGGGACCTCATTACTGGGCATGGCAGGCATCGGTGCGGCGAGCGGCGGGAACTGGAATCCCTGGTTGACTGGGGTCAGGCCTGGGGGTGGCGTGAACACGGGTACCCCACCCATGACCGCCACGGGAGGGGCAAGACCTGGGTCTTGCTGGGACTGACCGGGCAACGTAAACCCGACCTGGGGCGCTGGGGGCGTAGGAGGTACTTGGACCTGTGGAGGTTCAGGAGTGGGGGCCGGGGCCTGAGCAACCTGGGCCGCAGTGTTGCTCATTTGCGCCAACCGAGCCAGGAACCCCTGGGCATCGTTCGGTACTTGTGCTTGTGCTGTGCTCATTAGTGATCTCATTTCCTCTGATTGTGATAGGTTACAGTGTGATTTGTACGGGCAAGGACTACCATAGGCCTGGCAGTGTCCCGCGTCGTACGTCAACTTTATTGGGTGTACTCCCTTTTTGCGTATTTGCAAGAGGTTTCGACCGAATTCGTTCCAGGCCTTGAACATGTCCACGACGTGCCGAGCTGATACAGTCTGGGGCCCGGGCTGCATTTTCCCAATGTTCAAGATCTGCGGCACGGTCCGAAACGGTTTGCTCGTGGTCATGTCGGTCCAGCGCAATTGGACCCACGGTGCGCCGTCGTACAATTCATCAAACGCATACAGGATGGGCTGGGCCTCTCGGTCCAGGACCCCGATCGGGTCGTGCCCGTACCGGTCAGGGTTAGAACAGGTCTTGTGATCGCCTACGACTATGCCCCCCGAGGTCTGGTCCCGTAACCGCCAATCCTTGCGGTACACCCACAAGACCCCGTCAAATTCGCGCTCGTGCGCGCGTTCTACTTCCAGCCCTGGGGTCATGGGCTGGGGCAGGTGGGGCAGGGCCGAATAGGCGATCTTGCCCCATTCCGTGCTCAGGTCTGGGGCCTGGGCCTTTAGGAGCCAGTTTTCCAGGGTCTGGTGTACGCCTGAGCCTCTGGCCGCGTACTTGTTCGTGGGGCCTGGAATCCCAGCAATGTAGCGCCAGCCCCAGCGCCGCATGCAATGTAACGCCCCATCAACTTGAGAGGGGCTTACGTGGTACTCGGTCATTGGTCAGCACTTTAGCACGTCCGACCCCGAATGGGGCACGTTGCAGCAAAAATGTTTCGTGCTAGGGTTTCGTATGCATTGACCCCAGAACTCGGCCCAGCAGCGCGTGAACGTCAGGCAGTACATACCCTTGGTCATAGTCAATCAGCGGGCGTTTCAGCTGCTGGGCCGAGTTCTGGGGTCAGGCAGTCAACCAAGGGTAGAACATGACATATCGTGAAGCAATAACCGCTGCTAATAACGCCTATGCAGTAGCATGGCGAGCACGTAATGGCCAGCTGATACCAGCTGACGAGCAGATCATTGTCCAGAATCTGATCCGGAACTTGCAGGCCGGGACACCAGACCCGCCCGGACCTGGTCCGGTCATTACCCCACCAGCGCCGCCCATTGCAGACACAGCAAAGGCATGCTAGGGTTGAACCTGTCACCCTATGCCAGCAAAAAACACTAAGAGGCTATCTGTAGACCTTGGACCAAGAGAGCTACAGAAACTAAAAGAACTGTCCGAACGTATGGGCGCACCATACGTGGAGATAATACGCAGATTGATCATAGACCCGACAAAGGTCATCCCTGTGGGACCAAGAATGGATCAGGTTTCCCCAGTCTCATATTGGTACAAGCACGGCCGTTTCACACCAGAACAGGCAGTAGGCGCATTTTTCCTCGCATATCAACAAGGGCTCGACGGAATGGGTACAAGTATCCAGGCCTGGATGGGTCTAACTGATTCAGAATACAACGAGTATATGCGCGGAAGGATGCCTAAATGTCCGAGCCGATAGTACGCTACAACGTCTACTCGGGTGTGGAGGACAATTACGGTAAGTGGGCGGATGGTCCCTGGTCCGCTCTTGTACAATGGCTTCTAAACACACACATTGAGTCTGAAAGTAAGCACGCGGTCGAGCTGTTCAACCTGACCGCGTTTAGGGATAGACGCTGCAAGGCCGGGGCCCTGTCAGCCCAGGCCATGATCCTGGACTTTGACCACCTGTCTGGAACAGACCTAGCAGAGGTCCGGGGCCGTCTTCTCCCGTACGAGTGTGTCTGGTATACGACCCACTCGTACAATTACTCAGAACGTGCTGTACGCTGTGTGCTCCTTCTGGATAAGGCAGCGGACCCGGACACATTCAACGCCACTTGGCAAGCACTGCAGGATATGCTGGGCGGGAAACTGGACGCCAAGTGCAGGGACATCAGCCACTTCTATTACCTTCCCAGCCACGCACCGGGTCACGAATTCTGGGCCGAATATAACCCCGGGGCACCGTTCCAGACAGTGCAGGGGGTACAAACAGCCAAGCAAGCTAAAGCAGATTACAGCGACGCTACCCAAAAAATGAAAGACATACTGGAATCAGCCTTTCCAGCAAAGGGTGAGCGCCGAGACGCGTACATGGCACTGTCGGGGGCCCTGGCTAAGTGGGGCTGGTCTCAAGGGCAAACTACAGAGTACTTGCTTCAGGTGCACGAAGCCTTAGGTTGGGATGGGGCTGACCAAGTAGAACACGCGATCGACACGACCTACGCTGCAGTAGAGCAGGACATACCACACACGGGCTACAGCCGATTCCACGGCCTCGTAGTCTCGCGCCTTGGTCCGCGCGAGGATTTTCTAAAACTGTTAGACGAGCTCCGGCTCATGTTCAAGCGCCGGATTCACCCAGGGCTCGAAATCACGCCTACAGTGGATGACACGATCAGGGCTCTGGCTGCTGCAGACATATATCAGCGGTCAGGGTCCCTAGTCGAGATCGGGCACACTGCGCGCATGTCCACGACCGGGATCATCCGACCTCAGGGTTCGACAGTGGTCAAGGACATTGCTCTGACTCGATTGGTTGAAATCATTGACCAGCGGGCGGCATTTTTCGGTAAAACGAAAAAGAACGAGGAAAGACAACTACCAGTCGCTCGACACATAGCAGAACACGTGTCTGTGCGCCCCGCATGGCCCAACATCAGACCGCTCATGGGGTTCACTACGTGGCCCGTCATGCGTCCGGATGGGTCGATATTGCAGGACCGCGGTTACGACCCGCAAACAGGCCTGTACTGTGAGAATCAGGTCCAGATCTATGTCCCGTCAACCCCTACACAGCAGGACGCGATACGGGCCAGGGAACGGCTTGACGATCTTGTGTGCGATTTTCCGTTCATTAATCCGGCGCACCGCGCTGTGTGGCTGAGCATGCTCCTGTCTGCTGTTGCTCGACCAGCCATTGCCGGGCCTTGTCCCATGGTCCTATTCGAGGCATCGGAACGTAGCTCAGGCAAGACCAAGCTGGCTGAGCTGATCGGTATCATCACAGCCGGAAACAGCCTTGCGCGGTCTGGGGTCAGCTCTGATAACGAGGAAAACCGCAAAAACATGCTGGCGATAGCACTAGCAGCGGACCCGATTGTGCTTTTTGATAATGTCAAGGGCCTGTTTAGGAATCAACCACTAGAACAGGTGCTGACTGGTGGGTCATTCAAAGATCGCGTGCTAGGCACGAACACGACCCGGGAAGTGGAGATGCGCACGATCTTCTGTATGACGAGCAATAATGCGTTACTGGAAGAGGACTTTGTCACCAGGTCGCTGCTATGCCGGCTCGTGCCAAACACTGAACACCCCGAGACCAGGAGTAATTTCCGTTATCCTCACATTGAAGCGCACACGGCCCAGCATCGGTCCGAATACCTGTCTGCCGCCCTGACGATGCTCCGTGCGTACGTGGTTGCTGGTCGCCCAGCTGTCACTCGAGGCATGAACCGTTATCCTGACTGGTCCGAACTAGTGCAATCGACTCTGATTTGGGCTGGTGCCGCGGACCCTGTAGAGACTCAAGCGGCCCTGCGCGAGACGGCCAGCGACGAGAAGGGCGCGCTGGGGGACATGCTCCAGGCCTGGAAAGACCTGTTTGGGCCCGCTCGTGTCACGGTGAAAGAACTCTTGACTAGGGCACGCATGCCCGGGGGCGAGGTCTTGCTTGACGCCATGACGGACGTCTGTCAAGCCAAGACTTCGGACATGCTGACGGGCAAGAAACTATCAATCGCCCTAATGCAACACAGGGACCGAATCGCTGGCGGGCTTAAACTGGAACGATGTTGGGTCGGACACGGCGGCGGATATTCCTGGCGCGTGATCTGATACCTACCGGCCCACGGACCCTAAAAGCCGTGGGCCTTTTTCGAAGACTGAACCGGCCAGTAGGCCGTGGTGACATGGGTGACATGGGTGACATTTTACTACCTGTCTGACGAAACAAATCAAAATATTGATCGTGTAGCGGGGTGTGAAATGTCACCCATGTCACCCATGTCACCAAAAGTTCAGCTACGCGGTAAAACGCGACCCCGGCCGAGCGGCCCTAAAATTTTATCTGGTCGTGGTCGGGTGTCAAATATTCTGTGCTAGTCTGTTCTGCGAATTGACCCACGCCAGACAGATAAACTACAACGTCCCAGATCCAACCAGAGTCAACCCCAAGACCGGAAAGCACGACCCAGCCCACCCGCGGCTGACCTGGGAACTGGTAGACAAGCTCCGGGCCGAGTACAGGCCTCATGTGCTGGGGTACGGCCAGGCTGCTTTGGCACGCAAGTATCAGCTGGCGCGGGCCGTCGTACGTGACGTGGTCCTGTACAGGCGCTGGACTAGGCCTAGACCTCCGATAGATCTTTGGTCTGTGTTCGGAAAGTGATTGACAGGGGTCGAGACCGTGCTAGGGTAGGGCATGACCAATCAACAGCAAACACAAACCTATGATTTTGGGGCAGGACCTGTCCCAGCCCATAGACACAGCAACGGAGGAGGCTGGGTCGCAGATACGGCGAGGGTAGATCCTACGGCTTACGTAGGATCTAAAGCCCTGGTCTATGGCGAGGCCAAGGTCTTTGACAATGCCAAGGTCTTTGACAATGCCAGGGTCTATGGCGAGGCCAAGGTCTATGACAATGCCAAGGTCTTTGGCCAAGCCTGGGTCTCTGACAATGCCCAGGTCTATGGCGAGGCCAAGGTCTATGACAAGGCCTGGGTCTATGGCCAGGCCTGGGTCTATGACAAGGCCAAGGTCTACGGCCAGGCCCTGGTCTTTGGCGAGGCCCTGGTCTATGACAATGCCAAGGTCTTTGGCCAAGCCTGGGTCTCTGACAATGCCCAGGTCTATGGCGAGGCCCAGGTCTCTGACAATGCCCAGGTCTATGGCGAGGCCCAGGTCTATGACAAGGCCAAGGTCTCTGGCGGGGCCAAGGTCTTTGGCAATGCCCAGGTCTATGGCAATGCCTGGGTCTATGGCGAGGCCTGGGTCTCTGACAAGGCCAAGGTCTCTGGCGGGGCCAAGGTCTATGACAAGGCCAAGGTCTACGGCCAGGCCCTGGTCTTTGGCGAGGCCCTGGTCTGTGGCAATGCCAAGGTCTTTGGCGGGGCCAAGGTCTCTGACAACGCCTGGGTCTTTGGCAATGCCAAGGTCTATGACAATGCCCAGGTCTATGGCGAGGCCAAGGTCTTTGGCGGGGCCAAGGTCTCTGACAACGCCTGGGTCTTTGGCAATGCCAAGGTCTATGGCGAGGCCAAGGTCTTTGACAATGCCAAGGTCTTTGACAATGCCAGGGTCTATGGCGAGGCCAAGGTCTGTGGCCAAGCCCTGGTCTACGACAAGGCCCTGGTCTGTGGCAATGCCAGGGTCTTTGGCGAGGCCAAGGTCTATGACAAGGCCTGGGTCTGTGGCCAAGCCCTGGTCTTTGGCCAAGCCCTGGTCTTTGGCCAAGCCCTGGTCTATGGCGAGGCCAAGGTCTTTGGCGAGGTCTCAGGATGACCCCACTCACAGTCGAGGAATTCATTCAGGCCCTGGGCGGGGCACACGTGACCCTGTCCCCGGAAGCCCCAACCAAACTCCTACGGGACGGCGAGATCTTTGTTTGGCCCTCGTGCACTGCTGACTTTGAGAAGGATCCTGGACGGCACGTGGAAGCGGTCGTCTACACGGACCCTAACAGCCAGGGAATCATGGTCATGGTCTCGAAACGTGTGTTCCAGGCACTGGGTGGGGTTCAGTGAAAAACCACTACCTGAACACACTCTGGGCCTGGGGCAGCGCCACGGCCTGGCGCTGCCTACCCCTGGACCTGGCGGTAGGGGCAGTCGAGGTCATGATCATGGGTAACGTGCCCGCGGTCGCGTGCGCAGCCGCGGACGAGGCCAGGGCCTATCTATACTCTTGGTGTATGAGAGGGGAGTCGGTGTCGTGACCGCAATCATCGTAATTGAAGTGATCTTGGCATACGTAACTGGGGTGATACACGGTCTGATGGCTGGGAAGTGCTAGACTCCCCACGTGAGACCATTAACCCAGGCTGAGATTGACAGGGCCCTTGTAGCCCAGGGCGGGCTATTCGAGTTCATACGCCTGGCCTGGCCTATCATCGAACCGAGTACCAAGTACGTTCCGAACTGGCACATTCAGGCCATTTGTACGGCCGCGGAGCGATGTGTCAAGGGTGATCCTGACTGGGCTCGGCAGGTTGTGAACGTGCCGCCCGGGCACATGAAATCGATTCTGCTCGCGGTCATGCTCCCTGCCTGGGTCTGGACTGTTGACCCAGGGTTCTGCAGCATCTATGCCAGTTTTGACATAGACATTAGCCGGCGTGACGCGGGCAGGACCCTGCAGATCCTGCAGTCGGACTGGTACAGGCGCACGTGGCCCGAGGTCGTGCTCAAGTTCAAATCAGGTAGGGCAGCTGAGACCCTGATCCAGAACACAGCAGGCGGGTTCAGATTTGCCACGAGCGTGGAAAGCAAGGCCACGGGGCGCCACGCTCATTTAAGGGTCGTGGACGATGCCATCAAGCCGCTGGACACGACTGGAAACGCGAGCATAACGCGGACAGCACTGGACAAGTGTAAGACCTGGTGGGACAGTACAATGACCACTAGGACTAAGGACCAGCTAGACCGATACATGATCATCATGCAAAGATTGCACGAGGATGACCTAGCTGGATATCTGCTGGAAAAGGACCGAGCCAAGCCCCTGATCTTCCCCGCACGCTTTGACCCAGAGCGCGCCTGCGAACTAGACCAGCGCACGGTCGAGGGCCAGCTCTTGTGGCCCGCCCGGTTCAATGACAAGACCCTGACCAAACTTGAGGCAGCCCTAGGCATCTACGCCTCGGCCCAGTTGCAACAGCAGCCCATGAACCCGGGGGGCGAAGTGTTCAAGGCTGAGTGGATACAGCACTGGACCACGTACCCCACAACGGGCCAGCGTGTGTTGAGTGTAGACTGCACGTTCAAGGACACGACCGGGTCAGACTATGTGTCGATCCAGGTCTGGGGTGTAGGGTACCAGGGGAACGCGGTCAAATACTATCTCTTGGACCAGGTCCTGGACCGCATGTCGTTTACCGAAACCCTGGCCCAGATTAAGGCTGTGCTTGGCCGGCACCCATACATAGGCGCGAAACTGATAGAGGACAAGGCCAATGGCCCGGCCGTGATCGATGCGCTGAGCAAGTCAGTCACAGGACTTATCCCGATCAAACCCTTGGGCGGAAAAGTAAGCCGGGCCAACGCAATCAGCTACGTGTGGCGCGCGGGCAATGTCCTGATCCCCCCTGTGAGTGTTCCTTGGGTGCCAGGGTTTCTCAGGGAAATCCTAGGGTTTCCTAGGGCAAAACATGACGACCAGGTCGATGCCATGTCGCAGGCTCTGCTACATCTAGAACAGAACCGATCGACTATGTTCGATGCAATGCAGAAAATAGGACTATGACCGAATACTCTCAAAACCAGCTCTTAGACCTACTCAAGCCCGAGGCCGACCGGCTCAAGGCTGAGATCTTGGACCGACAACAGTTTGAATCAGCGTTCAAGGCTGCCTGGGATGCTGCGTGCCGGCTCGAGGGGAACGACCGGGCCCAGAGCATGGCCTTTTCCCGGCTTGCCCAGCTACGCCTGGCCCGGGACAAACAGACGGCAGCCGTGCTGGACGCGGACAAGGGCACACCCAGTCGAGACCTGACCGGGCTCAACCTCGTGGAGTTACAGATCCTGGCCTACTACACGGCACTGGCTGAGGGTACGCAGCTGGAAACCGAGGGCCTGGCATGGCAAACAAAGTGCTTGCTCGAGTTCATGAGACAGGCTAAGGTTGGGTGATGTTTCGAATCCTGCTCCTGTCTCTAGTTTTCCTAGGCATATCCGCGACCCAAGCCGACGCAGCCAAGCCCGAGACCTGGAAGCTGTTCTGTGAGCACAGCCAGGTCGTCAATTACTGGGCCACGTTTGATTCAGGCACACAGGACAAGGACGCTTGCGATATTGCAGCCCTGTTTTTCACCGTGTATCTGAACAAACATCACCCCAAGACCACGTGCTGGTGTTCGAGTGTGATTAGTACTTGACCGAGCCCAAACTTCGTGTCATGCTCGGAAGATGACTAGACCAAAACCGCAGCTCACACTCCCTAAACCCTGGCGCTGGATTTGGAACAATGAGACTGAGGCCTGGCAGGCCGGAAAAGGTCCTGTAGGTAGCACGTCTAACAAAGTGTGGTGCCACCAAGGCGTGTTCTGGGATACCTGCAATGCACCTATCCCGGTTGAAATTGTATTGCTGGTTCTGAAAGCGAACGGTGTGCTGTGACCAAGCCAACGACAGGGCAGATAATCAGGGCAGTTCGAACACTCCAGACCAGAAAAACACGTACGTACCTGGCCCAGGCATTCGGGGCCAGGCTCAGCACGCAGCACAGGTTACGGGCCGGAGTAAGACGCGCCAAGACCAAGACCTTGCGCCTGATGGCTGAGTACCTGGGTGTGGGAGAGCCTGTGCCCTATAAGTTTGGCTGTCCGGAGGTTGTGGGTTGGGTGTACAAGGACGGGAACACGTTCCGGCTGGAAATGCAAAAAGATAGAACTTTGCCTTAAGTTCTGCCCCGCGTGACCGTTCATCAGTACATGACCACGATGCAAGCACTTTTCGCAGAGCTACGCAGGGCAGGACTTCGAACAGCAGCCAGCCACGAGCCAGGATGGTACTATCTAAGCCTCGACGGCAGAAGGTATTGGGTAATCGCGCTATGATCAAGATCACAACACTCCTAGGCCACACAAAGGTTATGTCGCCTCACGCAGGCAAATACGAATACCTGACCACGTACGAGGCCTTGGAAGCCCGGGTCCAGGCAGAAGATCACGCACGCAACTTTGACAAGTCACTGGTCGGCTACAAGCGCCGGGCCAAGTGGCTGGAAAGCAGAGAAGGAAAATGAAAATAAGACAACCTAGGATAGCGGTTACCGTGCCTGTTGAGATTGTGCCCAGTCTTGTCCTGAGCACAGGACCCACAGTCCTGGCCTGCTACAGTGGCGGGGAATCCAGACGCATATCGGAGCACGAAGCACCCCACGACGTACCACAGGAAATAGTTGACGCGGTCCGCGCGGCCGTGGATTGGAACGAATCATGAAATGTAAGAACAGACACTGCAGAGAAGAGCTTGACCCCGACCAGGACCCAGACGAGGAGCCGCTGTGCGAGGGCTGCCAGGTCGAGGCTGAGGCCGAGCGCGAGATGTTGGAAGATTATTGCCTGGGTCAGGACGATGATGCGTGACCGAATTCGGCTCTGTCCCTGACGTCTCACACCCTGGTTACTACAAGAGGGGCGGCCGGTCTAAGTACGTGCCCGGGTCGGTCTGGGGTCTGTACACAATCGTGGCTGTCCTGGGCTCTGGGTCAAACCCCATGCTGGCCCTCACGTGTGAACACGGCCGCGTGATACACAGACCACGCTGGACCATGAACAATGTAGTCAAGACCAAACGGTGCACGTGCTCAAAAGGGGACAAGCCTAGGAGGGACCGACGCAAGGCCAAGGCCAGGGCAGCTAAGTACAGGCAGAATTCTGGGACAGGGTTCGAATCATGTGCTAGGGTTCTAGACGGACATGACACCGGAAGAGAAAAGAGCCAAGCACACGGCAAGGGCCCGGGTGTACTATCACAAGAATCTTGAGAAAATGCGTGAGAAGAACAGAGCCAGACGGGCAGCCGGTAAGATGAAAGAGGACCCTGCCGTGGTCGTAGCTAGAACCAGAGCCTGGCGCGAGGCGAACCCTGACAGGAAACGTGAGGGTGACCGAGCCCGGTACAAAGCAGACCCTGCCCAGTTCATGCGCTGGCAACGCAAAAGCAAGTACAGGCTTACTGACGAGCAACTGCAGCAGGTAGAAAACGCGACCTCGTGCGACGCTTGTGGCGAGCACATAGAGGGCAGGAACAAGCACGTAGATCACGACCATGAGACAGGGCGCTTTCGCGGCGTGCTCTGTCGTGGATGCAATATGGCCGAGGGTTGTCTTAAGGGATCTCTAGAACGTGTTCTAGCCTTGGGTGTGTATCTAGAGAATTACAGGAACAAGGTAAAATAAATAGCAGTGGCGCTGAAATGCGCATATTGGCACACCATGTTACAATATGCGGCATGAGCGACGAAGTACGGGCACACCTAATAGGTCTTGGTCTAGAAAGACACAAGCCTGATAGTGCTCTGGAGACGTACCGGGCTCTGACAGGCCAGGATCGGTCTGACGGGGGTTTGAACGGACATACTGGTGGGTATGCTGGGGGTCACTGGCAGAATGCAGCGACGGGGTACGGAACCCAGCGAGATAAAACCACATATATGGAATTTAGAGGCTATCAACCGATAGACCTCATTACTCTGTCCAACCTCTACCATGGGCACGACCTTTCGGCTCGCGTGGTCGATATTGTACCAGGTGAGGAATTCCGCCTACCCTATACCGTCTACACGACAGACGACAAGGTTGACGAAACGGTCGCCCAGGAGCTGGAAAAGCTGAACGCGCGCGAGCGAATGCTTGAGGCCCGGATCTGGGGTCAACTGTACGGGGGTTGTGCTCTGATCTATGGTGGGGACGATGGGCTAGGGGCTGGCGACCCGATCAACCTTAAGGGTATGAAGTCCCTGGACTGGCTCCAGGTCGTGGACCGACGCTATCTCTGGCCTGTGTCGTATTACCAGCTGGGGCCCAAGGCAGGGACCCCGGACCGGTACGTCCTGTCCCAGACCTGGGTGGGTGTGGCGCAAGGGGCATTCGTTATTCATGAATCGCGAATGCTTCGATTTCCCGGGGCCAGGACCTCGCAACGAGAGAAGAACCTAAATGCGTCCTGGGACTATTCAATCCTGGACCGTGTGTACCCCACCTTGCGCATGTTCGAGGGTATCTGGAAAGGAATCGAGATCCTGATCACGGACGGGCCCCAGGCCGTGTACAAGGTCAAGGGGCTGTTTGACAAGATCCTGGCAGGGCAAGAGGCTGCAATGCAGCAGCGCTTTGCCATGATCGATACGTGGCGGTCTATACTCAGAGCCATTCTGATTGACGCAGACCAGGAGGATTTTTCCCGGCAGACCGTTACGTTCTCAGGTCTGGATAATATCCTGAACCAGGCAACTATGCGCCTGGCCGCGTCCCTAGATATTCCAGCCGCGCGCCTCGGGGGTCCGCGCGTGGCCGGGCTTAATGCGTCAGACGATAACGACCTGCGCTCATTCTACGATCGGGTCGCAGCGAGCCAGGAATCTATACTGGGACCGCGCATCAAAGAGCTGGTCCGGGTCATCCTGTCCACGCTCGGCCGGGACGACCTCAAAGACAAGGTCTCGGTCAAGTTTCCGCCCCTCTACACCCCCTCGGCACTGGAACAGGCCCAAGAGCGAGCGGCCCAGAGCACAGCTGATGGCAATTACATAGACAAGGGCGTGTTCACGCCCGAGGAGATTGCTCTTAGCCGCGTGCTAGACAGGGGGGTCTGGTCCACGGAGTGGTCTGCAGTTGACAGGACCGTGCGTGAAAAGTTATTGAAAAAGGCTTTGAGTGAACTAGAAGCCTCGACCACTGTACCGGAACTGGGCGAACAGGTTGGGCCCGATGGGGAACCGTTGCCCAAGAAACCTGACCAGGCTGGTCAAGACAAGTCCCAGGGCAAGATCCCAGAACAAGGTGGCAAGGTCGAGACCACGGTCCCAGCCCCGTCCAGCTCCGGAGCCCCACCCACGAGCATGACCATTACCGCAAAACGGGACGTGATTTTGGGCACCAGCTCGGCCGGGTCTGGACCGGATACCCGCCCCGTCAAGAAAACGAAGGACCTTAAGGAATGATCCTACACCAAGCCGTTGACTCAGTGTCCGGGGGCATTTACTCCTGGCAAGCCGCGACGTATGACGCCGGAGCGGGATATCCCGGCCCTAACAGCCCGACTAATATCGTGGTAGTAGCCGACACTACGCCGGCGGGCTCGGCCCCTACCGTGAGTGTGCTATTGGACCTGACCCCGCACGAACAGGTCATAGCCTCGCCTGGCAGTGATCCGGTATGGTTCGTTCTAGGCTCATTTACCACTGCTGTTACTCGCAGCGCACAGATATCGGTCACAGCATATAATGAAGCCACATATGGTACACTGACAGTGCAGATAGTAGGGGCTGGTGGTGTTGTGTCTGGAAGTGTAGTAACGTTTTTTGCTGGGGGCGGATCTGGTCTTCTGACCTACACGTCGAGCCCTTTCACAGTCGCAGCCGGCACCTATTCGGTAATCACTACACTGATAGACTCAGCAGCGGAGTTTGCTTCGATTGAAACGGTGTCGGTCGGCTAATGCTATACTCGGTCATGGTCCAGAAAATTCCTACCTGGCTCTCTGATCCGATCAATGTGTCGATCGTGCTGACGTATGCCTTGGCTGTAATGCAGGCAGTCTACTCCCAGACCCAGTGGCGCTGGGCCGGAATCCTGGTCAAGATCTTGGAATCCCTGCCAGGCTTGAACCTTAAAGGCCTGATCACGGCCGGTATCAAGGACCCAACCAAGTGACCTACGCAGACGTTTTAGCAGCAACCCTAGCCTGGGGCGAGGGAGCAGTGGCCCAGACCAACGGCGTAGGCCGTGTCGTGGCTGAGGCCCACGTGCACGATGATGGGGTCAATGTGACCCTGGTCCAGGCATATAACATCCAAAGTGTGGTCCGGAACAGCACCGGGAACTACACCGTGACCCCAGTCACTGGGATTGACGCTAGCAAATGTGCACACTCTGTGGAATACCTGGGCTCGACAGTTGACGACCTAGGAATCATCTTCAGTTCTAACTCAGAGGGCAGCACCCTGAACGTTCTGCGGTATGATCTGGACGGCGGACCAGAAAACGGCGCGTTTACTGTCGCGTTCATGGGCAATCCAGTGATCGTGCCCGATAAATATGCCGGGCTGTTGGACGTGACCCCCAATGTCGAAATCCCTGCCGGGGCAGCGTACAGCCTGGGCGATTTCCTGGTCTCGACCCCCAGAATCGTGACCCTGACCGCCAGCGTGTTCGTCAGCTCTGGCACCCTAACCCTGCAAATCCCGGGCGTGTCCGGGAGCACGATCACTGTCACAGCCGGGGCTTCGCCGCAGGTCGTGTCTGTGTCTGGTGTGTCCCTCCCGTCCGGCACACATTCCGTTTTAGCCCAGTATGTAGGCTCCGGCTACTGTCTCGTTCAAGAGGTTTCCGTAATATGACCGTTTTGATGCAAGCTGAAGATTCTGTCACCCATGGCACATATACATGGCAGTCCGCCGATGCTGATGGGGGTGCGGGGTACACAGGCCCGAACAGTCCTGTGAACGTGCGGGTAGCGAGCGGTAAAACCAATGCCCAGAAAAAGGCGGCAATGCCACTATTCGGGGCCGGTCGAGTGTACCGGGAAGCTGTAGACGGGTCCGGTCCGGCAGGGTCTGTAATAGAACTCAACCTATTAGACTTCGTGCCGTCGGGCACAGATACCAGCGCGGTCAATTGTGTGCCTTTTTTCGCTGCCTATAAAGCATACCTGATCGCGAACGGGCTCAAACGCCTCAACATTCCCGCGGGTAGATACCGTATTGAATCAACGCTAGCGTTTGACGAGTCGGCGCTAAATGGCTTGGTTATTCAAGGTGCTACATCCTACCTAGAGAGTTACTCTCTTGGAGGCGGGACTACACTGCTTTGGTACGGGGCAACCACATCGCAAATATCAGATCCGTACGCGTCAAGCAGTATAGGCTGGGGCACTGCGTCGGCAACACTTCGGAGTGGCAGTCAATGCGATGCTCGTCGAAAGGTTGCAATCCGGATTGATACCGGCGGTACAATAGGTACTTCCGGGATAATGTATTCAATATCAATTGACGGTGGTCCAGGTCCAGCCGATTCGCCCAACAGCACATACGGAACATCTACCGCGCTCGGGACCGCGACTAGTATCGCGGTCGCTCACGGCGGGAAGACTCTTACAATTGATCTGGGCTCGGGCACGCTGACGACGGGTGCGACAATCTATGTCGATTGTTGGCTGTATGCAGACGCAATCAACCTGGGGCAAGCGTATCAGGAGATCCGCGATCTGTCTGTGGAGGTGCCCAGCGGACAGCACATGCGCTTTGGGTGTTCCTGGCAGCGTCGCATACATTCAGGGGGCGATGGGGGCATGACACGCCCTAAGTTCAATAATTTCCACGTGGTGGATCCCACTCTGAGTGGTCATTTCGAGGCCGCGATCGCTGTCTGTCCTGATGTAGAGCGTTTAGCGTCTAACTACGAGTGGGGCATAGCACACAGTGTACACTCATCCGGCGGCAGCGTTGCCGGGATGATCAATTTCAACCTCGGCGGTCAAGCGCTAGAGTGGACAGTCAACGACCTATACGTATACGGCACACACCCCACAATGCCGTGTTTCGGCGTATATTGGGCGTCGGGCAACATTCGGGTGCGCAGTGCGAACTTCACCGCGGTGACGTGGGAAACTAACGCTAGCGGGTGGGAGCAAAACGAATGCAGCACTGGAGGCACCGAAGCATCACAGGCCCTATACTATTGCAGTTTCGGGAGCCCCTCGTTTATTCACAGTGTGACGAATAAGCGTTTCGCAGCGCTAGATGCCGCCAGTCGTTTGAATCTTGTAGCCGACGGCGCCTCGGGTGTTCGTACGCTACAACAAGTACATATCGTCGGCACCGGTGGAGATCGACGGAATATACAGCTCTCGTTCGGTAGCACAGCCCTGCGCAGCACAATCAGTCTGCGCGACTGCCTGTTCCCGAACACCGATCCGGTGGATTACCATGACGCGTGGAACCACGGCGGGGGGGCCGTGCAAAAGATCACACTGTCTAATTGCTCTGGTCAGGGTCCCGCCAACTACACGGATCTATCCACTACCGAATCGGGCAGCCCACGTCACATTAGGTCTAATCAAAACCCAGATATTAATTGGGTGGTTGACCCTCATTCGGCGGAAGTAGCATTTCAGTACACCGCAGGGCCACGAATCGAGCCCTATGCTGCTGCGCCTACGACAAGCCTCCGATGGTTCTCGGATGACGGGGGACCTGCATTTGAGATCGGTACAGGTTCTACTGGACTATTGGATATAATCACAAGTACTGCGACCGGCGGCAAACAGATCCGTACGAATGGCGGTCACTACCTGATGCGTGCAAACGATACAAAATCCAACCCCGCCGGACAGTCATTTATGATTTGGCTCGTGGCGTGTAGTTATGCGATTGGCAGTGCGAAGTGTCCTATCGGTAAGTGTCACTCCGGCGGCACGAATAACTGGCGTTGCGTAATAAATGCTACGGGGCACCTTGAATTGTGGTGGGGACAAGATGCAGCAAACAAGTTTACGGCGTCCACGGCTGCTATCACGGTAGGCGTAGATCAGGTGCTAGGTTGGGGCTTAGATCGTGCTACGAACGAGGTCATCTATGTCGTGGGCGGCGTAGTGGAGCGGCACTCCGTGTCCGTAGATGGCGCAGCGGTGTTTAGCAATACCGACCCGGTGTTTTTGGGTTGCGATCCAGCTAACGACATGCCCACTAAGGTTGGCTATACTTATGCGGCCATGTGGACATTGACAGCCAACAATACTATCCTGAGCACTTCACGCCTCACGGACAGCTGGATCAATATGCATGCTGATCAGCTGTCACGAGAGTTTTCAATTTAGTGCTACCCTAGGGACAATGACCAAACAACGCATTGTCCTTAACATGATCGTGAAGAACGAGGCAGCGGTTATCCGGCGCTGCCTCAAATCGGTACAAGACCACGTAACGGACGTGGTAGTGTTGGACGGTGGGACGGACGAAACCCCTATCTTGATCCAGAAGTTTTGCCGGGAGCAAGGCCTGGGCTGTCTCGTGGTCCGGGAGCAGGCCCCCCAGCCATTCAGTTTCTGTGATGCTCGGAACCGAGCCCTAGACCTGGCCCGGGAATACCTAGGCCCGGACTTAGACAACGCCTACCTGTATTTCCTTGATGCAGATGATATCCTACACTATACCCCGACCGGTCGCGGCCTAGCCAGGCTCACGTCCGATTCGTACATGGTCGAGTACAGATTCGGCCAGTTTCGGTACTACAAGCGGGACCTGGTCAAGGCTTCACTCCCGTGGACCTGGCAGTACCCATACCACGAAGTTCTGACCCTGACCGGTCAAGAGCCTACACAGGATACGCTGCCCGATGCCTGGGTCGAGTACTGTCACGACGGGGTCAGGAGCAAGGACCCGACCACGCACGTCGGCCCGGCCGAGGGCTTGGCCCAGTATGCAAAGGAAAACCCGGAAGATACCCGGAGCGCGTTCTATGCTGCTCAGGAATTCGCAGCAGCCGGGCAAGTGTTCAAAGCCCTAGATTGGTACAAGGAACGAGTCAAGAGGGGCAGGGCAGGAACAGGGTTCACGGACGAGGTTTACATTTCATGGTACCAGATCGGGCTCCTGGCAACGCAGGTGGGCGAGGCCCTGACCGCGTACCAGATGGGGATCCAGTTTCGGCCGTATCGGCTCGAGTGTTATTGGGCAGCTGCCCACCTGTGCCAGACTCGGGGCTGGGATGCCCTGGCCCGGATGTACTGCGATGCTGGGGTCAAGGCCATGGCCGACGCGAGGCCAAAGGATGGCCTGTTTGTGGACGTGAGTGCTCGGGATGGGCTGAGCCAGATGTGGAAAGCATTGAATGATCCTGAGAACAGCACTTACTGACTGGCTCAAGTCCAGGGCCAAGGCGCGTCGTCAGAAGGCCGTGCCCCGGCCCAAACTGCCGACCGCGGCTGAGCGCCGGTACGTCGGGGCCATGGCCCTGTGGGCCCAGGACTTCGAGAGGCTGGTACGAGAGGTCGTGAACCAGCATTGGCCAGACGTGTTTGGTGTCCGAACCGATGCCTTGCTCATAGGACCCCTGAAACTAGGCACGGTCAGGCGCCAGCTCGGCCCGGTCGCGGTCGCGCTGAACCAGAGGGCGCTCCAGATCCCTCTACCACAAGTGGGGGGCATGGTCGCGGACCACGTCACCCGGGAGGCGACCCGGGTCATAGGGCTGAAAAATACGGACGTCCTGCCGCTGGGACACACGGTCGAGGCCTGGCGTCAGCAGAACGTTGACCTGATTACGGGCATGTCTAACGAAATGCTGGGTCGGGTTAGGGACACGCTGGAAGAGTATGACGGGGCCCGGGTCGAGGATACTGCGGCCGAATTGGAGGCAACGTTCGGCGTTACGCGGTCCAGGGCTGCCCTGATCGCACGTGACCAGACCCTGAAACTGAACGCGCAGCTGACACAGGACGTGCACCAATCTGTCGGCATTACTGAATATGTGTGGTCAACCAGTAAGGACAGCAGTGTGCGCAAGGACCACCAGATCCTGGAGGGGACCCGACAGAAGTACGCGGACCCACCCGTGGTTGATCAAAGGACAGAGGCCAGGGGAAATCCAGGGACCTGGTATCAGTGCCGCTGTGTGGCAATTCCCTACCTTCCAGAGCTTGAATGACAGCTGGCAAGAACCCCTGAAACACACCAGGGAGCCGGTTGTGCTAGACTCAAGTTGTGGCATTCAACGATCGTACCAACATACGCACTAAGGGGCGATTTGATGCGACCAAGCGGCACCAGGCCCCACTGTTGCACACCAAGACCGTAAAGACAGACGCTGCCCCGCCCGGTTGGGAGGGCACGGTCAAGGCCATGAAATCCCACGAGGAGATTGACAATCCGTGGGCACTTGCCTGGTGGATGAAAGGCCAGGGGGATGTGTCGCACAAATGACCGTTACCCGTTTTGACCTATCTCGGCTGGCCGGCAACAAAGTGATCAGGACCCCTCAGGGTGGGGCTCGGATTGACGCCCGCCTCACACGTACGGGTATATTCGTGTATCGGAATGAAGACGGATCCTTGCGCCGCGAGCTCAGAACCCCGGACGAGGTGGCCAGAGCGGACAGCCTGGAGACCCTGCGGGACGCGCCCCTAATTGAAGGTCATCCGGATCTAGTAAAACCCGATAATTACAGGACCCTGCAGCGCGGACACGTGTCGGGCAGACCGAAGTTTGACGGACGACGCTATGTCGAATCTCAGGTCGTGGTACAGGACGCGGAAACTCTGGCGCGCATTGACTCTGGGGACCTGTCGGAACTGTCATGTGGTTACACCTGTGACATAGACCAGACGGCCGGAACATTCGATGGCCAGCCGTACGATTGCATCCAGAAAAATATCCGGTATAATCATGTGGGTATCGGTCCTAAGAATTGGGGCCGCGCCGGCAGTGATGTGGCGCTACGTCTTGACAGTAGCACGTACGTTGACGATTTCCAGGAAAAAATGAAAAAGATTCGACTTGACGGCAAAGATTTTGAGGTTGCCCCGGAGCTGTTCGAGGCCCTGGACAAAGAGCTGGACACGGTACGCAAGGACTGTGCCAGCAAAGTGACCAAGGCCGAGACCGAGGCAGGGACCGCGGCCGGTCAAGCCCTCGCAGAGAAGACGCGCGCCGACGCGGCAGAGAAGACTCTGGCCGATACCAATGCCAAGCTGGCAGAGGCGACGGACCCGGCGCGCTTTGATGCGGCCGTAGAAGCCCGTGCGCAGCTGATCGAGTCTGCTCACAAGATCTTGGGCAACAATGAGCCCTTTACCCGTAAGGATGGGGACAAGAACGTGCCCATGACCTCACGAGAGATCATGGTCCAGGTCGTGACTGCACTCAAGCCCGAGTTTAAGGCCGACGGCCGGTCTGATGACTACGTCCGGGCCCTGTATGAGCACGCGGTCGAGAGTGGCGTGCGCGCCGATTCTATCACGACCCTGCCCGCGCGCCTTGACGCGATGAAAAATAAGGATTTCCCGTCCAAGATGAAAGACAAGGACGGGGACGACGAAACAGCGGAACGCACTGATGCGAGCCGCATGCCCCTGATGCACTCCAAGGAACGATAAGATGACCCTTGATACCACTTCTGCAGTTCAAACCACGTTTGACGCGGTCTACCCGGTCGGACAAGAGGGAACGCTCTATTCGTTCCAAGACGAACTTGACGCGCTTGATGCGGGGACCGGGCATGCAACCCTAGATATCGGGTTCGGCCTTGGCGTGTTCAGTGCGGCCGCGACCCCCAACAGCTTGGCCCTTCCAGCCTCGGCTGCTGACGTGGCGCGCATGGTTGGTGTTTCGCTACGATCCGATTACGTTGGCTCGGGCACGACCGGCTACCGCTCTGGTCAAAACGTGCACATTGTGCGCAAGGGCTGGGTCTGGGCATACGCTCTGGAATCGGTCAACGACCAGCAACAGGCCTCGGTCCACATTGCGAACGATGCAAACCGCGGTCGGTTCGGCGTTACGGCAGACAGCAATAACATTGCTGTAGACTACGCCCGCTGGCGCACGACCCGCACGGGTGCTGGCTTGGCCCTGCTGGAGGTCAACTTCTCGGCTGGTGTGGCTGTCGTTGGCCCGACCGGACCGACCGGACCCTCGGCGTAATAAGGAACCACTAAGATGATCAATATCTTCCCTGCTTCGATTCTCGCAATCATCGGCTCCGAGTTGCCGACCAACACGGTCCGGACTGATTCCCGGCTCGGTGAGCTCCGATTTGATGCGGACCCGGTTGCTAACGCAACCATGTTCCTTACTCGTCAGTTGGAGTATGTCAAGAGCAAGACGTACGACGTCAAGTATGCCCCGCTGAACACGCTCAAGTACTTGCCCTTGGCAACGGACGTGCCGGCCGACGTGGACTCCTATGTCTACTTTATCTATGACAGCACCGGCCAGGCCGCGATCGTCAATCCCGATACCAAGCAACTGCCCAGGGTCGAGACGAACGCTAAGGAGCAGGGCGGGCGCGTGGTCTCGTTGGGTGAAAGCTACGGCTGGACCCTGACCGAGCTGCGACAAGCGGCCCGCTTGAACGTGCCCCTCACGGAAAAGAAAGCGCAAGCGGCCCGACGTGCGATGAACACGGCCATTGACGAGCTACTCTGCTTCGGTGTCCGGCTTACGTCGGCCCAGGGCGGACAGCAAGCGAGCGAGCTGGGCGGGTTCGTAAATAACGCGCTCATTACGCCTGCCAAGGCTGCTGATGCTTGGTTGGCCCAGGCAACGCCCATCGACCCGGTCAAGATTTCCAGTGCGATCAACGCCGCAACTGCCTACGTGTTCAGCAGCACGAAGCAAATTTGGGATGTTGACACCTGGCTGATCCCAACGGCCCTGTACGGCAAACTCAGCACGACCCCGATGGTCTTGGGCACGACCGCCCTGAACGTCACGATCCTGGACTACATCCTCGAAAATAACCCTTGGATCAAGAATGCAGAGCCTTGGTGGAGGCTTGACGGCGCGGGCACGGACGGCAGCACGTACAGCGGCTACCATCGCAACATCTTCTACAAGCGTGACCCGGAAGTCCTGGAAGCGGTCGTCCCGATTGATTTCGAGCAACTTCCCGCGCAGCAGGAGGCCTTGAACTTTGAAGTAGCGTGCCACGCACGTTGCGGCGGGACTAAGGTCTATCAGCCCGGTGCCATGTTCTACCTTGACGTCAGCAACGTCACGACCTGATCCCTTACCGTCCTGAAACCCCTAGGCCCTGGTCACCTGGACAGGGCCTAAATTTTTCTTAGTAAGCAGCCACACATTCACGCTCGCCTAATGAGCGAGCGGACAGCTACGATTTGCCCATTTTCTCTGATTGCGGACGGCCCGCTATCGGGCACGAAAATGGCTATACCGTGGTCGTGCATATACTGCTCGTCATACTCGCTGTCGTGCTGCCCTAAGTATGCATCGGCAAACATCGTACTGACGATACAAGGCCCAGTATGGCCCTCTGGGAGCCGCGCGTCCCCGTAGCGCACGGTGATCACAGGAGTCCCATCTTCGAGCGGCGCCGATGGTGTCGTCACCATGGCTACGCGTGGGACGATACCGCTCGGCGGGAATATATGATCAATGCCAAGTGCGTCACGGACTGTGACAGTGTGCGGTGTATAATTAATCATTTTGGAGCTCCTCTGTTGTTGGTGCGTCATGTGCTATCCTTTCTGCGTTCAATAGAAATCGACTACAGGGCCTAAATTTTTAAACCAGGTCCAGCACGAGTCGCACGCCCAGGTCTGGGACACAGCGAACTTGACCTGGACACCCGCAAGGTGTGCCGGCTGAGCACTATAGAACCTCTCTTTTGCGGGTTGACCGCAACGATGACACGGATGCTGTAGGTTGGGGTCGTCTAGGACCGGATCATATCCGCAACGGCATTTGGTCATGTGCTATCCTTTCGACTACAGGGCCAAAAACAGAAGTTCGAGAGCAAACAGACGGGCTTTCTCCGCCTGCTTGAAATTATGCTTGGCTAGCCTTCTGTTTCCGCACTGTGCAGCCATCCGAGACTGGAACGAGTAGCGGGCAATCTGTTTATTGATGATACGAGCTTCTTGCTTGGTCATGCTATACTTTATTGCAATTGGCATGCCTGGCAGAGCCGAGCATAAATCCCGCGAAAATCAATATCGGCCCGCAAGGTGCGAAGTGATTGGTGCGAAATCTTGTTCGCACCGCGTAAAGGATTTCGCATGACCCTGACCCAATTTCGTACGCGCTACCCCGAATTCCGGACGGCCCCTGATTCGTTCGTTCAGGCCTACCTGGACGACGCTGCCGCAAGCCTCGTGGGCCCCTCGGACCAGTTAGGCACTGCGTACGACGTAGCGCACGGACTAGCTACAGCACACCTCATAGCCGTCTCCCCGGCCGGCAAGAACGCGCGCATGGTCAACGACGACGGTACGACCCAGTATGGCAAGACACTGTCCGAGCTCATGCGAGCCCGGGTGTCTGGGATCTCGATTACGTGAGCTTTTCCCTCAAAGACTCAGGCCGCGGTAAGGACCCGTTCAAGAATCTGCCCCGGGGTCGCGTGGTCTCTGTCGGGATTCACGAGGCAGAGGGGGCAGAGCCACACAAGGGCACGACCGGGGCCACTGTAGCTGAAATCGGCGGGTTTCATGAGTTTGGATTTGGTGTCCCTCGTCGCTCTTTCATTGCAGACTGGTTTGACCAGAGCCTGGAGCAGAACCGCAAAACCCTGTTCAAGATCTGCCAGCCAGCTGTCAGGAACCCGGAATATCTAGACACGGCCTTGACCCGATTCGCAGCCTGGGCCGTGGGTCAAGTCCAGGCCCGGATCGCAGCAGGCATCGAGCCGCCCTTGGCCCCTAGCACCTTACGGCAAAAGGCACGGCACGGGCATGCCAAGGAAACACCCCTCATAGACACAGGGCAGCTTAGGTCGAGCATTCGAGGCAAGGTAACATGAACTGGACGACAGTAGCCCCAGGCCTGGTCAATCTCGTGCGCATGCTCGCGGCCCCGGACCTGTCCGTACCCTTAGCTGACGGGGTCGTGTGTTGGTACAATCGAGACGTACCTTTCATCAGTCCAACGACCCAGGCCGGGATCTACATGCGCGTGATCCACTACGAGGGTTACGGCAAGGACGGGGCCGTGCGCACGTACAACGGCACGACAGGCCTGACCCAGGCCAACCTGCAGTCCCAGAAAAAGCTAACCCTACAGATACAGGCAAAGTCCCTCGAGTCCACTGACACAACCTGGTGCTTGCAGTGGTTGACCAATATCACAACCCGGCTCTGGGACCAGACGACCCGGGACGCGTTCCGGACTCTAGGTTTAGCCTTGATCCGTATTCATCCGATTGCCCAGCAGGAATTAGTCCAGGACGACCACATGGCCTCGTATGGGTCAGTCGACCTTGACTTCACCTATGCACAAAACGTGCTAGGCTTACCGGTAGGCATCATAGAACACGTGTCCGGTACGGTATCGGCCGACGTTCCAACACCATAAAAAGGCCTGTTATTGATGGCATCTTTAGACGACATTGTCCAGCTGACCGTAACAATTGCAGGCGCTGGCGGGCTTACAAAGGCCGGGTTCGGTACTCCCCTGATTGCAGCCTATCACACGCATTTCACGACCTCTGCAGACATAGTCCGGGTTTACACGAAACCTGCGGACATGATCTCGGACGGGTTCACGACCACAGACGCGGCCTACCTGATGGCCACTGCCCTGGTCAGCCAAAACCCGCGGGTTCAGAAGTTCAAGGTCGGTCGCAGAACACACGCCCCGACCCAGACGATCAACTATACCCCGACCGTTACGGACGTTGGCTACATCTACTCGGGCAAGATCGACGGCCTGTCCTGGTCTTACACGGTCGGATCAAGCCATGCGCTGTCTGACGTATGCACGGGCATTGCTTCGGCCATATCCGCGGCCGTGGCCTCGGTTACAGCGTCTGGAACCAGCACGACCCACGTGGTCGTCACCGCGGCAACGCCAGGACATTGCGCGACCCATACCAGCATTGACGCGGCCATTCAGATCGAAGATGTTACGACGGACCCGGGCATTGCCTCAGACCTAACCGCGATCAAAGCGGCCGATTCCGACTGGTACGGGCTCCTGATTGACTCGTTTGGCGCGGCAGAGATTGAAGCAGCCGACACATGGCTTGAAGCTAACCAGGTCGCGATTTTCCCCGCGCAGACAGGTGATTACAAAGTCATTGCAGGGACTGCAGGGAATGTAGCCCTGACCCTGAAAGTCGGCTCTGCAGGCCGTACGGGTGTTATCTGGAATCAGGACCTTGACTGGAAATTGGCTGCTGGCATCCTCGGCCAACGTCTGACGGCGGTGCCTGGCGCCGACACGTGGCACTTAAAGAACGTCACGGGCCCACTACCCTCTGATTTCTTGACGGCCACGCAGATCGCAAACCTCGAGACGGCCCGAGTCTCGTATTACCAGACCCTAGCTGGTCTGCCCCTCCTGTTCTGGGGTACGATCGCGAAACCGGGCGTGTACTTTGATCAGGTGCGCGGCCGCGACTGGCTGAACAACACGGTCCAGATCAATATCGTGGCCAAGCTCAGCTCGGTCGAAAAAGTCCCCTTTACCGACCAGGGCATTGAGATAGTCAAGGGTGCGATCCTGGCGGCAATGTCGCAGGGTGTCAAAAACGGGTACATTGCCGCGACCCCGGCCCCGTCCGTCTCAGCCCCAGCAGCGGCCGACGTTGACCCGATCGACCGAGGTAACAGGCTTTTGCCTGACGTTACCTTCCAGTACACAGAAGCCGGCGCGATTCATGGGGTCGTTGTGCAAGGAACGGTGCAAGTATGAGCAACTACTGGGACAAAAACCCGCCCGTGACCTCGTTTGACCCGGAAAAGGAATGATTTAGGCTATGCAAGTCTACAGCGCAGCAGAATTTACGTGCAACCTTGGCGGGATTGAAATCGACCAGTCCGCGCTAGGCCCTGACGATTTCCTCAAACTGACCCAGAACGACAAGGCGTACAAGCTACGTTCTGGTATCGGCGGGGGCAAGACCCGGAGCCAGACCAAAAAGCCGAGCTACACCTTGACGATCAAGGTCAGGCAGACGGACCCAGTCAACACCAGTTTGAGCTTTTTGCATAACTTGGACAAGCAAACGCCAGGTGGGGCTGGTATCGTACCTTTGTACGTCAAGGACCGCCTGGGAAACCTCGCCGTGGTCGAGACCGAGGCTTTCATCGACGGGGACCCGGAAATGACTGCTGGGGCAGAAGAGGGGGACCTTGAATGGTCCGTTATTCTGCCTAGCCCGGACGTGGTCATGGGCGGGCACTAAGACGCTGGGACCCTGATCAGGTCCCGCCCTGGGCAAGTGCACATGACCCCAGGGAATTTAGACCCAGCCTCGTAAGGGGCTGGGTCGTTACTTTTTGTGCTACTATCTCCCTATGCCAAGACCAGTCACGACTGTCAAAATAGCTGATTCGACGTACCGCATCACGGCCCTGTCCGCAACAGAGGGCCGCAAGATCTACCTGAAACTGGCCAAAATCTTGGCCCCAGGCCTGGCCAAACTGCCCAGCCTCAAAGATGCGAACAACGTGGACAAGCTCCTGGGTGTGGTCGTCGGGTCCCTGGACAGCCTGGACGAGGATACGCTGGACCTGTTCTGTGAAGCGTTTGGCAAGGCAACGGAACTCGTGGTCTCAGACAAGCAACAGATCACACTAGAGCCTGGCGCGTTCGGCGAACACTTCTGTGGCAAATATGCGGACATGACCCGCTGGCTAATCGAATGCATCAAAGCGAATAAGTTCATCGATTTTTTAGCCGACAAGTAGCCAATTTCCGGCCCCAGCGCGGGGACGTCTCGGTCAAAATACCAGCTGAGCTGGATTGGTACCTGGCCCGGGTCTGGTCCAACCATGCTAAACTAGGAGTAACGATGAACGATCTGGCTACGATCTACTGCCTGGCCGACTTAGAGCAAATGCACATGGCGCTGGACGTGTATGACGAGCTGGACCGTAAACTAGCGCTGAAAGCCCAACCCGAATGAGCGCCCTACGTGAAATCCTAGCCAAATTCGGGGTCGAATTTGAGACTGACCAGCTGGAAAAGGGGCACCGGTCTGTCGAGGGCATGATCGGGCAGCTGGAACACCTGGGCGCATCAGTCGCGGTAGCGTTTGGTCTGCACGAAATCCGGGAATGGTACGACAGTCTGACCGAGGGGGCGATCAAGCTTAAGACACAGGCCGAAACAATCGGCATGTCAGCGGACCAGCTGCAACTGTGGCAGTACGCGGCTGAACGTAGTCACATCTCAGCGGACGGTTTCAGTATGAGCCTGAACCGGTTGCAGAGTCAACTGTACATGGCTGCCCAGGGTAACCCGGGTATCCAGAAAATGTTCAGCCGGGTCGGACTGTCCGCGAAAGATGCTGAGGGCAATGTTAAGGACGTCGGGGAATTCCTGGATGATTTTGCGAACAAAGTCCAAGGCATGGCCAACGAAGGAGAAAAGAAACAGCTTGTAAAGATGCTGTTTGGTCGTGGGGGGTTCCGGCTCCTACCCCTCCTAAACCAGGGCGCGGAGGGGATCAAGAAACTTAAAGCTGAGTTCCAGGCGCTGGGGGGTGGATACACGGACGATTTCATCGAAAAGTCAGAAGAAGTGCATGGGGCCCAAATGCGGGTCAGCCGTGTATTCCAGGCCCTGAACATTCAGATCCTGTCCAAGTTCCTGCCGTACATAGAAAAGGCAGCTCACTACGTGGAGGGCTTTGTCAGGCAATTGACCGCGCTGGAGCGTAAGGGAGCAGTAACGAACGCGGTTCTGGCCCTCCTGACTGGGATGCTGATCGTTAAGTTCCCGATCATTCTCGGGTTTATCACGAAGCTTGCGTCAATGATCAGTCTGCCAACGGTCCTGTTTGCGGCCCTGGTCCTCCTGGTTGACGAGCTGATCACGACGTTCCAGGGCGGGGACACGTATGTCAAAGACTTTGTAGACTCGATTTTTGGGGATGGGGCCACGGCCAAAATCGTTGAAAATATCAAGACCGTATCTTCAGAAGTTGCGGGGCTCCTGACCAATTTCGAACAGAGGTCTGAGTCTGCCTCTGACCTGTCCCTGGGCATTCTTGCCCTGATTCAGACTATCGGGCTTGTATTCACAGCTACGTTCGGCGTGGTCGAGGCAGCGGGCCGGCTTGTGTGGCGCATGCTTGGGGACCTGGAAGCCGTCCTGCACAACGTGATCGTGGGCGCGGCCAAGGCCGCGCAGTTCCTGGGCCTGTATGGCGGGGACACAGGTGATTTCAAGAAAATGTCCAGCGACAAGGATTACCTGGCCGACATAGACAAGGGTCTGGGGTCGTCCGCCGACCGCGTTGCAGATCTATTCAAAACGTTTGGGGCCATGGGCAACCAGCAGCAGCCTGGACAGCCTGCAAGCCTGGGCGCGGCCTTGGCAGCAGCGGGCGAAGTCCGGCCAGACGTGGCTGCGTTCATGGCCAGCCAGGGCAAGCCTGCGACCCAGGTCACGACCAATACGACCGTACATCAGACGAACAATTTCACGCTGCCCCCAGGGTCCAAGCCGGACGAGGTCAAAAAGGCCGTGTCCGAGGCCAACAAAGAGACGTACCGCGCAGCTGAGGCTAACCTGGTGCACAAGGTGGAGGGCTGATGTTTGCCTTGACCTGGACCAACGAGGACGGCACGTTTGACGTGGTCGAATTCGACACTGTCGATACGGAAGACCACACCCTGCCCAACGAGGTCACGGAATTCCCGGTAGAACAGGGCCCGGACGTGACAGACAATATCCGGATAAAGCCGCGCACCCTGTCTGTCAAAGGGTACATTTCGGACACGCCCCTATATTCAAACCACGACGTGCTACTGAACGCGGACTACCAGACTCAGACCCTTGACCTGCCCCCCAGGCCTCACTACGAGCCCAAGACGTTCACGGTTGACGTGCCGGGGTCGCCATTGCAGCCTAACGCCTCCAGCCTACTGAACGCCGGGCTCAAAGCCCTGTTTGGCTCGACCCCCAAAGTCACGCCCCTAGTGCTGAAAGGAACAGAGCCGAGCCCGAAACAGTCGGTCCAGGTACTGAAGTTCCAGAATTTCCAGAGCAGGGTCCGCGGTACGTTCGATCTGTTGAAAAAGGCACGCGAAACCAAGGTCCTGATCACGGCTGTAACAGACTTTGACGAGATCTCAGGACTCGTGATCGAAAGTCTGACCATGCCACGGTCGGTTGACGACGGGACCGGTGCGGTCATGGGCGTTGACCTGCGGCAGATTACGATCGCCAGCTCCCTGGAAGTGGAAGCGCCCAAGCCCGCCGAGGGCCTAGGACAGGCCCGCAAGTTTACAGGGTCCAAGGCAGCTAAGGACGATGCAAACGCGGCAGAGAAGTCAGAGGAAACCCGCAAGTCGCTGGCTAAACGCATTCTGGGCGGCTTGGGAGGGCTTCTGCCATGACCCTAGACACTTCCAAGGCAGTCCTGATCCCGACCCTGTCGGACGGTTCCACGTACTACGCAACGCGCGTGAACCTGGACGGCACAGACTACGACTTTTCCTTTTCCTGGTCTACACGCGAGCAACGCTGGTACCTAGACCTGTATGACGCTGCCTTGGGTGTGCTTCTAGTTGCGCACATGAAGCTGGTCACGAGCTGGCCGATTTGGCGGTACTATCACCATGTCGAGGATATGCCCACAGGTGAGCTGTACGTGCTGACCCGGACCGCGGATGACTCAGCCCCAGGCCTGAATGATTTGGGCGACGGTCTGAGGTGTGAGCTGACCTACTACCCTCTGTTGGTCGTATGACCCTCCTGTTCGACCGCCAATGCTCTCTTACGGTCTCGACCCTGGCCCTCCAGGGCTTCCGGGTGCATTTTCGCATTGAAAAGACGATCAAACCAGAGCCGAACAAGGCCCTGATTGAGGTCTGGAACCTGACAGAGACACACCGCGGGCAACTGGCCCAGCTGGCCCCAGGGAAAAAGATCAAGACCGGCAAGGGGGGCAGGAAAGGGGTTAGCCCGCCACAGGCTGGGACTATCCCGGTCCGACTCGAGGCCGGATACAAAGACCCAGGCCCACAGCTCATTTTCTTGGGCAATCTACGGACGGTTGACTCAGAACGGCAGGGCGCGGACTGGGTCACAGCGATCACTTCGGGGGATGGGGAACGCGCGTTCCGCACTGCCAGAATAAACCAGGCCTATGGCCCGCGCACACCCCCTGACGTTGCCTTGCGTGCCTTGGTCCGGACCCTGGGGATAGGTGAGGGCAACCTGGCACAGGTCGTGTCCAAGCTCAAACTGCAAGGCACGGCCACCCTGCTGACCCGGGGCATGGTCCTGTCAGGCCCAACGGCTCGCATGATGACAGACTTCTGCCGGTCCGCGGACCTTGAGTGGTCGGTACAAGACGGTAACCTACAATTTCTGGACCTACACCAGGCCCTCAGCCAGAAGGCCATAGTCCTGACCCCCGGGTCTGGCCTGATCGAAAGCCCCAACGTTGACGGCGCGGGCGTGCTAAAGTGCAAGACACTGATGATCCCAGGGCTGAAATGCGGTGCCATTGTCGTTGTCAAGGCAGCGAACGTCCAGGGCAACTACAGGATTGAAAAGATCACGTACGAGGGCGATACGCACGGCCGGGAATGGGGCTGTGAGATAGAGGGTAAGAGGTACTGATGCCCGTCTTAGAACCCGGCATAGACAGGCTGATCCGGACCGCAATCGAGTCCCGACTCTTGGACGTACACACGTGCACGCTGGGAAAGGTCCAGAGCACAGACGGGAAGACAGCGGACATACAGCTGCCCATACGCAGACCTGTCCTGGTCGAGGATGACTCGACCGCATACGAAGAGTTACCAGTCCTACCAGCGGTTCCGATCATGTGGCCAGCAGCCAACGGCAAGAGCTATCCGCTTGACCTGGCGCCGGGTGACACGGTCATGGTCTTTTTCACAGAGGATTCGACGGCTGAGTTCTGGGAGTCGGGCGGCAACGCCGAACCGGGCGACCTGTCCCGCCACGCCATGTCGTCCAGCTTTTGCCTGCCCATAGCCCGGGCCGCGACCCCGGCCGCAGACTTTGCAGCCCTTGCAAGCCAGGTTCAGACAGCCCTGTCCAATATCGCATCTTGGCTTACACTGCACACTCACCCAGTATCTGGGGCTCTGGCCGGAGCCAGCGAGACCCCACCCCCCACCGTGCCTCAGGTTGCTGCTACAGTTACGAGGGCAAAGTAAGTCTATGTCCCTCGCTCGCGTAACCCCTGTCGGTGACCTGGACTTTTCCCAGGGTTCCCGGACCTTTGTGTCTGGCAAGGACTACATTGCCCAGAAAATCAGGCAAAGGCTCGGATTTTTTAAGGGTGAGTGGTACAAAGACGTGACTTTAGGCGTCCCGTGGCTCCAAGACGTGCTGATCAAGAGCCCGAGCCTGGAGGTCGTGCGCTCGGTCGTGCGAAACGCTATACTTGCAGTGCCAGGAGTTACGTCAGTGCCGCAATGCTATGTCAATTTTGACACGCCCACGCGCGTGGCCACGATCACGTTCACGGCCGTATATGGCGATGCCAAGACTTTAGAAGATAGCCTGACGTTGGGGGTTTCATGATAGGCACTTTCTGGTATACGTCACCTGGCCCATTTGACGCCCCTGGAGCGTCCGTCTATTGCGTAGTGGCACCAAATATCAATACCGAAGCCGGGCCCGATTCCTGGGAAATGCGTCGAATAGACGGCAAACACACCAAATACATGCACCACAAGGCTAGACTTCGTGGGGAGTGGATTCCGGTATGAGTGCAGATCCCAGCACGTGGGGGGTACAACCCCAAGGCTTCGTAGTTCCGAACGCGGACGAGATCATCCAGGCCCTTAGCGCGGGCATGCTGGCGTATGTTTCGTCCGACTTTGACACGGACCCAGACAGCCCGGACGGCCAGGTCATCGGCGTGCACGCGCGCCAGCTTGCCCTCGTGTGGGAAGCACTAGGCCGGATACATGACGCGAACAATCCTGATAACGCGGAAGACGAGCTCCTGGTCGAGATTGCCAAGCTGTCGGGGACCACGAAAGAGGGGCCTCAGCCTACGACCGTGGCCGCCCAGGTTAACCTGGCCTCAGGGACCACACTAGTTTCTGGCACGGCCCTTGCATCAATTTTCAATCACCCTGACCTCCTATTCACGCCAGCTCAGGACTACACGGCCGCGGCCGACGGAACATACACGGTAGCGTTCCAATGTACCCAAACAGGGCCTATCCCAGTCCCGTCTGGGACCTTGACTGTCATTTCAACACCCATTACCGGCTGGGTATCGGTCACAAATGCCGATCCTGGCGTCCTGGGAAATAATGGCGATACTGACACGATTTTGCGGGCTCGGCGTGACGCTGAACTCAGCGCGACCGGGTCCACGACAGGCCCAGCCATAGCGTCAGACATCGACCAGTTGACGGACGTTGTCACGTGCGAGGTCTTGGTCAATACCAGCAACGTCACGGACAGCAACGGGGTCCCGCCCCACAGTTTTGAGGCCGTGGTCTATCACCAGCCGACCCTTACCCTAAGCACACTCGCAGCGGTCATCTGGAACAACCAGGCCGCGGGTATTACCTCGACAGGCTCGACCGCCATAACGTTCGTGGACGGTCTGGGCGTTACGCGGACCGTCTGGTACACACCAGTCGAGACGGTCCCGATCTACCTGACCTATGTCCTGAGCACAGGCACAGGGTACGTCGGTTCAACCCAGGTCAAGTCGGACGTGGCCGCGGCCATGACCAAGATATCCTCGCCAGGCGTTGACGTCATAGCCCTCAGGGCTGAGGCGTACGCGCTCGTGGAAGGTGGGGTCCTGGACGTTACGTCGTTCCACTTAGGCACAGCC